AAATGAAATATTACCAAGTGAGTATGCTCAGGGTGATGTTATTCAAAAAATCTCCACTACTAATTTGTTAAGCTCTGTTCCTACTTTCAATAATGTTGCGAATGACATATTAAGTCGACCTATCGGAAATATCTCTTACGATGAACTTGTAAGAATAGCTGAAGCTGTAAAAAACAATACAGATCCTGTAAGCTCAACATCGTCATCAACATCAACATCAACATCAACATCAACATCTTCAGCAAACAAGGTTGTAGTTGACCCGGGTACCGAACCAACAATTACACATGCATCAACTTCTGATTATAAAGACTTAACAAGTTCTCAAAAGTATGACAATATAATGAAAGAATTTAATATTGTAAATGAAGAAATGGATGAAATTGACACTAAAGCAACAGAATCATCAATGTCATTTATCGATAGTATAAAAAAACTTTTTGGATTTATTTAGGAGGTCTCAATCCCCAAAAGTTTTCAATATATGTGTCTTTTTCTGGAAACGAAGAATCTCTTAAAATACTTTCCTGAGATCTCACCGGTAAAGACCATAATGTATTATAAAATTCACAATTTTTTCTTTGATAAGGATTGGTTAAACTTCTTACCTGAATACCATCTGATAATTTAACAGTAAATTCTTGTTTTTTCGATTCAATATAGAACCATATTTTTACATTAGGTTTTACATACGTGTTTCCCAAATCTTTATAGTAAGCATTAGGGTAATTTATTTTTAGTATACCTGTTTTATTGTCATCAATGATGATAAAACCTGTATTTTCGGACTTGTCAAATGCTTGTTCTTCGTTATGAAACGGTAAAGCCGAACCTGTAAAACTTGTTCTATAATCAGGGGAGTTTGCTGCAGAATAATAGATTTTTTTTTTATCAATGTCTACTGATGTTTGAATATGTAATATAAAATCATGTGTATCATTCATACCATTTATTGTATTAACATGACGCACTTGTATCATTTATATTATTCTAAGAAAAACTAATGTGAAGATAAAGTCATATAAACTGTTGTATACCTTTATCTAATTATAATTTCTTCCAGTTCCTAATCCCGAATGGTTGTTTTCAGTAAAATTGCATTTTTTATCATTACACTGAACCATATTTCTTTCAGGTAACATAGTTCCTGGTACATTGGTTGAGTAACAACCAGAACATTCATTCATTTTTTCAGAAAGGGAAACGTTGTCTTGAATCATGTTAGATGCATTATGAATCATGAACTGGCGTTCTTCGTAACTTGATTTGAAATTCTTTTTAGTTTTGCGTTGATGATCAAGTGTGCATTGAGTACGATAATCTGTGAAATTACGACCATCAGCCATACGAAATGGACACGATGCCAATGTTTGTTTATTGTCAGTTTTTGTTTGAGCAACACTGTTATTTGTTTTTGAACTTAATTTAGGATTTTCATCACACTGATTACAAGACATCGTTTATGTATTTTAATTAATATAAAACAAAATTTTTTTGATTATATATATATATATTTTTTTATGATTTAATCTTCTAAGATACGCTTGATTAATTCACTCTTTGGACCTTTCGTATTCTTTCCATGTGTCTTTAAAATTACACGCAACTCTTCATTAGTTTTCTTTACAAGAAAACACTCCGTCAATGATACATCTTCTGTATCGAATGTTTTTTTCAATACTATATCATCTTCTTCAAGAACTTCATTGTTGGTATTTGCTACCTGTTCAAAACTCTCGTTTTCATCATTTTGTTTTTGTTGATCTGTTAAAAGTTTTTCTGGATCTTCAGTTGCGTCGTCATTTACGAGGTCGTTATTTTGAATTTCGTCAATTAATTTTAAAATATCTTCCGATTTTACACTATCTGTATCATTATCTGTATCATTATCATTATCTATTATATCTTCCTGTTTTTCTGTGTTTTTTAATACATAATTATCCATAGAAGAATCGCACTTGTTATCGTTAGACATTATAATAGGTCGAGTCAAGTCATATTGTAAAGTATTAAACTTATCTGCAAGAACTTTAACCTCTGTTTCTAAGGATTTTACATATCTGTATATCAAAAATACACTAAATAACACAATACCAAGCATTAGCATATTATTTATCGAAGAACTCATTTTGAATAATCTCATAGAAGGTGGTGTCATACACTTTTTCATAACAAAATTTAATTTGATATATATTAAAATACTTCGGTTTTAAACTCATTTCGCTAATTTATTCTTTATAGTCATAGCATTGTTCAAAATAGATTCATCAAATCCACGCCCTTTAAGCAATTCAAGTGCAACATATTGTTTTGAGATACCTTTTGAAAGTATATATGGAAAATGTATGCTATGATCTTTTTTAATATTTACATTCATTTTATAACAAACGAAAGAGGTTTCTTTTTTAAGTTTTGTTAGATAGATAAAATGTGTTGTAATTACTGTCATCACGTTTTTAAATTCGCTTATTTTTTGTAAAATGGAGTAAGCGCCAGCAATTGCTTCTATTACATTTGTGCTATTGAAAATTTCATCCATTACAATTAATGATTTTGCTTCTGGATGTTTTTTGATAACAGATAATATATATAAACATCGGTTCATTTCAGCCTCAAACAATGACTCAACACCTTTACTATCAGGGATATTTATCTGGGTATTGATGAAAAAGAATGGAGTCATTTCAGTATATTCAGATGCAGTTAAGGTGATGGTCTGGGCGAGTAAAACATTCAAACAAAGCGTTTTTATAAGGGTTGACTTTCCACCAGCATTGGGCCCTGTTATCAGTGCGTTTTTAAAATTAAAATCATTTTTTACTGAGACATCTTTATTTACACATAAATGCCATGCTTTTTTAGAATTAACAAATGTATCGCTTAAACTTGTATTATACTTTGTAAAAGACAGTTCGTGTTCGTTTTTTACGGTTATTATTGATATAAGTGCATCGATGATATATGATTTATTAACAATATTTAAAAAGTCAAATTGATTAAAATTTTTATATTTAACAAGCTGATCACCGAAATGTGAGAATATTGTAAAAGATGAAAATGGTTTATAATCTCTCAACATTTGGATTGTACTTTCATCATCAAATGGTATTTTTGTACTGACAAACGAATCTTCAAATGGTAAAATTATATTTTTCCATATGTTATCATTAAGTTGAATACATGATTTTAGATATGTAAATGCATTATTTACTTTATTAGATATGAACTCGACTATTTTATAAGCTGTCTGAGAAACATTTACTGTATTTATAATTCCTTGAAAATAAAACAAAAATGAAAGTATATAAGTTACAATCTGTAACCTTGACAACATAGTATTTCCGCTATTCAATAAGTTTAATACATTACTGGACATCGTCATACTTTTGTATAACATTTTCACATATGTAAAAAATGACATCTTAAATAAATGACCAAATTTGTACTTGAGTATGATAAATGGAATTATGAAATAAATAACAGGAGAAAGAATCCCAAGAACAGGGGATATCATAATTTTATAGAAGTTATATGACGTCATAGTGACAGGATCGTTGTTCAATTTATTAAGAATCCAAAAACTGAAATAGATAGTATTAATTAGTTCGTCAACTGTTTTTTCATTTTGTGAGAAAAACCATAGGAAATCGGTCTCCGTTTTTTTAAGTTGAGATAGCAAATTGGTATATGTATTTGGGTCGATATTGGATAAAGTGTTTAGACATTCTTTTCTTTTGTTTAGGTTGCTGACATTACATAACGGATTCTTCAACAATTCTTCAAGAAAAGTTTTGGAACCTATTGTGGAACATTTCTCTTGAAAGATGTAATATACTGTAGACCTAAAATTTGCGTTATCATATGGATGAAACACCTCTAAATCATTCATAACATCATTACCAAGAATTATATCGCTTTGACGTATATTAATATTGTATGTTTTTTTTGAAAGTTCATTGGGCTCTTGAAAGTTTTCTAAAGGAAAATCTGTAGTATTTAAAATATTCCAATTCATTTTTATGTTAGTTTTACTAATCTTTTAAAGAGAAGCCAATATACGCAAAGCGCCAATACAAGATATATTATAATCTCAAGAAAATGACTGTCAAATACACTATGTTCATATGGGTTTCGAACAAATAACATTAATTGTATAAAAAACTGTAACATAACCATTTTGACTATATCTTCAATCATAGGGAGATACTCTTCTCCCACTTTAGAAGTTACATTGAACTCTACAATATAATTAAAAATTGATTTATCGTTTTTATCCATTTATATGGTTTTTACTTTAAAGATATATATATATATTTAAAAAAAGATTTTTAACGAAAAGATTATACAAACATGCATAAGAACTTAATCGTTTATAAAAACAATATTGTTGACATTCCATACTTACCAGAAGAATCACATAAAGATTTTGAAATGAGAAAATGGTATATTCTTAAAAACATACATGTAACAAATGAAAACGGCTGTGATAATGCGATATGTAGTCTAGACGAACTTATAAATTATTCTAAACTATATATTCGGAAGGAAAATAATAAATGTGTTTTTGATACTCACAATATGGAAATGAATAAAACTTTTGAAAAGAATTTATTCATTAGATCCAATTTTCATAAATAAAATTTACTTTTTAGAAAGAGACACTTTCTTCACAGAAGCTTTCTTAGATTTCATGGCAGAAGAAGCCTTATCTTTTTTGAGGAACGCTTGTAAGCTTTCTTTAGCAAGAATTAAACCAAATGGTACCAAAAGATTTGACACATCCTGTGCTAAATTACCTCCCTTCTTTGCAGCGCTTCGATTAGATGGAGTGTTTTTATTAGTGTATTTTTTACTACCACCAGCGTGTTCTTTATATTCTGCAGCATTAGCTGCACAGCCAGAATATCCTCCTTTCTTTTTTTCAAATGTAGCAGCATTATAAGCAACATTACCACCTGACTTGTTAGTACCGTTCACCATTATTAGTTTTTTTATAACATATACTAATATTTTTTTACAACATATGCTAATATTTTTTTACAACCTCACTGTCATCATCGCTTGAGTTATCATTATTATGAAAAACTGATTCGTTCAATTGAATACATTCCATGATCATCTTTATGAAATCTTGAGAAACACTCTTATTCAAAAACCCCAGGTCTTCGTATATTTCCTTAATGTCCTCATGTAAATTGATGAACGAGTTCATATTGTAATCAAGAAATATCTCTCTAATATCGTTGTAATACATGTTGTCTTCTTTGCCTAAACTATAGCTGAAAACCTTTGAACTGATTTAAACAATATTGGCGATTCTTCTATAAATACATATTACACTTTTTAGATTGTCTCTTCGTCATGAACTCTGAACATAATTTCAAAAATTGGTTTTTCTTAAATGAAAAAACCGTCGATGAAATTTACAATGTAATTTTAAAAAGAATTAAAAATGATGTTTACATCAATCATCCAATAAGTTTATTTAACATTAACGAAGACAAATTGTACGATAATATTGTCCAATATATGTTTAAAGTATCAAATAACAAAAACAAACATTTGTATCGAATGCGTTAAAGTCCATCTTTTTTTTTTACACATTATTCTTAATACAAGATGAGTTCTATCTTTTTGTTGAATAATGTATTGATCAAAGACAACACAAAATGTAGTAGTAAAGAAACCGCAAATTTAGTTGTGAGATGTTCTAAAGAGGATCTGAATGTAGAATTACTCAACGATGTATGTGCGAATATGGATATAGATGTTTTAGAAAGTGATAACGAATATATTGATTTATCATTAAATTTATCTGGTTCTATTCCCATATTATCGACGATAAATTTGAATCAAAAATATTTGTTTAAGATTAAGGCAAACTCTTCACGAAAGGTTCGTGTATTAGAGATTGAAGAGTTGGAACCGTTCTCTTTCGAGAACAATAAAATTGATGTAAACAGTACCTCTACAATAGGAGTTGATGATGAAGACATACCTGAACCAGATGATATGGATAAAAATCACATGAAAAATGAATTACTTGAAAAAATATCAATTATGATTGATAGTTTAAAGACTAATGTAAAATCATTAAAATCTATGCAAGAGGAAATTAATAAAAAACATGTAAACCTGAAAACTCTGAATAAAGTTGATAATTATTTGAATGAATTATTTGAAAAAAATAATATATTACATTATAAATAAAAATGTCAATTACAGATATTCTTCGTGGTGTTTTAATATTATTAGCTGCGGCTGCTTTAATTTATCTTGCTATGGAATATGCCAAGAAACAAAAAGAAAATGATGAAGGTTTTGAAGCTGCAGAAATAAGCGACAAAAATGATATGTTATTACCTTCAGATTATGTCATGCCCACTTCCTCAAAATTTGTTGAGACAGTTAAATCATCATCCAAAAATGCAGTACCATCCGAACCAGAGTCCAATCAAAATTATAAACCAGTGAATCAAACTGGTGAGAAGCTTCCTAAAGATTGCTTCCCGAAAGATAAACTTACAGCCGAGGATCTCCTTCCAAAAGATGCAGCCAACTCCAAATGGGCTCAAGTAAATCCTGCTGGTCAAGGTGATCTTAAAGATAAAAATTTCCTTAATGCTGGTTACCATACTGGTGTCAATACCGTCGGTACATCTCTTCGTAATGCTAATCGTCAAATTCGCTCCGAACCACCCAACCCTCAAGTCAAGGTTTCACCATGGAATCAAACCACTATTGAATCGGACTTAAATAGACGTCCATTAGAGATTGGTGGGTGTGATTGAGACTTTTATATTAGGATTGTTTAACTGAAAACTTTTCATCAATAATATGTTGTTATTTTTTTTATCTATGTAAATAGTTTTTTCTTTATCTTCAACTTTTACAAGATTAGGATAACCAAATAAATTATACATCAATCTAAATTTGTCGTTGAATAAAGAATTGGTTACTTTGTTAATGAACTCATTTTCACTCATTTTATTGCTAAATATATTAATACATTCATTTTTGAATACTGATTTAAACTTAAGAACCGATTTTAAATTCATTAAAAATGAAAGATAACAATAATAACGAATTGTTACTTTTATCTCTTAGCAAGTATTACAGTTCCAATTTAGATAAACTTCAAGAGATCCTTCCTATTATTGGTAAATCTTCCAAGATTTCGCTTCGTTTGATCGATTGGTTTGTTACTAATTACTGTAAAAAAAATAACGTAGTTTTAGTTAAGAAAAACAGTAATAATGACGAATACTTCAATGTTTACTCTAATTATCGTTCTCAATTAAAAGCTTTCAAGAAAATTCAGTTTGATCCGTTTAGAAGAAGAGACAGGATTGATTTTTATTATTCCTCGGAAAAATTTGTTGAAACTACTATAGGTCAACTCAATTTCTTTAGATGGTTTTTAGAAAACGATCTTTTAATTTATGTGAAAAAAAACAGTCAACCTATTGAAAATGATATGATTGTATGCAATTCAGATAATCATCATAAACAATCTAAAGATCATGAAGTAGCTTCTAAAAAATATGAAAGGATACACGATAATGATCATGTAAGAACAACCGATGATTTTCAAATGAAAAATAACACATTACTCAACAATAAACCCCGTTCTATGATAAAACAAATGACAAAATTTAATGGTTTTACTACAATATCGTTCACTTGAAATGAGCAAAATAATGTAAAAAAAGAAACAAAACTAAAACTCTTGATCTTCAATCGTAACATTCAATTCACTCTTCAAAATTTTAGATAACTCACCAACAGCATACAAATTTAAAACTGCATTATAATCACCGTAATAAGTTCCATTTATAAATAACATTGGGCATCGTCGTGTTTTGCTCAAGCTATGTAAATGCGAAACCGCTTCCTCATAGCTGTTATCATCATCAATTTCACTAAGGTTAAAACATAAACATGTCACTCCTTTTTCTTTTAAAAATATATCCAGTTTATTACAATCTGAGCATCCAGGTAATTTAAAATAAACCAAAGAATTTTTATTTAATATATTCTTAATAACTTCCATCAGTGTTGTTGTTATTTTATAACTAGGACTCGTATCATAATTATAAATAATATTCAAATTACTGTCACTTTTTTGTATTATTTGAATATAAAGAATGTCATATAGCTTTTATTTTATAGGTGGAATTATTTCATTTTTTCTTTTACTCTTTTTAGTGTTTTTTTATTACAGAGTTAAATGGAATAAAGAGATACATCAAGCCTTGATGATTAATAGTAAACTTAAGCAATCCGAAACGAATGGATATAAATACAAATATAGAGTTGCGTAGTATACGTTTATTTTCAAATCGTTAAATAATATAAGATATAAAACATCATGGTTCTTCTTGCAAACAAAATAGGTCTTGTAATAAGAAATCCACAAAGTGTATTTACAAATGGTTGTGTACAACAAGCTGTTTTTCTTAAACAGTTGATAGTTAGTCTAGGGTACCCATGCGATTATATTGGCATTGAAGAAGATTTTCAAAACTTTCCTATAACAAATGAACCAATCAAATTCATTGACAAAAATTCAAAACTATCAAATTATAAACTGTTCATTTTCGTATCCCTTCATTTGAATCCAAAGAATGATACCGATATCATTAATACCATCAAGACACATAATATCAAATGCGTCAATCTTGTATGTGGTAACCTTTATATCCTACATCAGGAAGAGTTTGTTTTTGATAAACATCATATTTTACATGCCCATGATTTTGATACAATATATGACGAGTATTGGGTATTGGAAATGTATCCATTTTTACCTGATTACATAACATTATTGACCGGTAAACCCTCCTATATACTCCCTTATATATGGAACGATACAATTATTAATCTTCACGCAAAAAGTTTAAATATTGAAACGGATTACCACGAGATATCAAGGAGTAAAATCAACATATTAATTTATGAACCCAACATGAGTATTCATAAAACTGCCTTTGTTCCCATATTAATTGCTGAAAATTATCAAAGAAAATATGGAGATAAACTCAATAAAGTATATGTGTTTTGCGGTTTGAATGTAATAAAAAACAGTAACAATGATTTCATTCAAAAACTTGAGATTTATAAAACTCAAAAACTAGAAGCATATGATAGAATGATAATGCCAAACACTATTTCTCTTATCAAACAAAACAACAACTTTATCAATGTTGTTATTAGTCATAACATCATGAACAATTTAAATTTCTTACATCTTGAAATGATGACTATAGACATACCTATAATACATAATTGCGAGCCTTTTAAAGATAATCAATTATATTACGATGAGTTTTCTTGTTGTAAAGCGATAGATATGGTAGAATGGGTTCGAACAGATTTTTATAAAAATTCTGATTATAGATCTAATTCTTTCAGTGTTAAACATAGATTTCATCCACTAACATTTGAACGTCAAGATATATATAAAAACCATATTGAAAGAATTAGTAATATTTTCATACAAGATGACAAAACAAACACTTTAGGCATTACAATTCCTTTAATCGATAATTTTGTCAAAGTGATTGATGTCATATACAAACAACCTCATTTTGATAAGACACTATTTTATACTGGTAATGGTATTTCTATCCTCCTTTCACATTCATACGAGTATACACTTCTTGAAGATACTTTGAAAAATATGAACAATGTGAACAATAATTTACCTGTTGAAATTGTGTGCAATGATCTTATTACTCCTATAAATGATGTTAAACAAATTATTCAAAAATATAAATTTGGTTTTAAAATAGACATACTTAATTTGGGTGAAAACGATCAGAACATAACTGAACCTAATATGTTCATGGGCATTGTTTTCAGTAATTTTGAAAAAGGAATGATCATAAAACCAGGAGTATTATTCATTAACCATCAACCGGTTCATTTGATTGATAAATACATTCATGAAGGATCAAATAGTTTAATGTACTATCCTTCACATGAAAAATCAAGTTATCTCGACAATATTGACCTAAACATTCTCAATAAAATTTGTCAAAATCTTAATGTAGAGACCTATAATTTTGATCAGGTGTATATTAACTGCTCTGGAGTTATCTTTTTCAATAAAATGGATACCGACTGTTTGAAAGTATTAGGCTTAATGTGTGAGCTTATTAAAATAAATAGACATGTCTCTTGTAATGTAAATATTATTAATATTGTATGTGACCTAATTTATAATAATAATAAAAGTAAATTAAACAAGCAGTGTAACCTGTATGGATATATGGACAGTGTGTTTAATGGTTTAGGTGTTTATTATAGTGATCAAAATACTAAAGAAATAGAGATTTGTGTGTTACAATGTCCTATATCTCAATCTAAAAACAAAAATTTGATAACAATTGATTGTGACGAAAAAGAACTAAAAGTTCATAAAGATACATCAGATACCTATTTTAAATTTTCAGGAAAGTTTGCTGCTAAAAAAACACCCAAAAAGCTTAACAAATGTTTACAATAAATATAAAACATCACAACATTTACAAAGAAACATGTAAACATATAATGAAACTATGTTTGTGTTCAAATTTGTTATTTTTTATTAATCATAATAAGAAACATAACAAATCTAGTATGCAGCATTTAACACATAATTTTACTAGTTTACATTTTTCATCAGTTCTTTCTAAAAAATGTTACAAGAATACATATCGCAATAAAGCAATAAAAACGATATATTGTGGTCGTAATAAATCTAACATTAATTCATATCACACAGTAAATAAAATTCAACCTACACACAAACAACATATATACCAAGAGTTTATGAGAAATATGGATATTCCGTTTGTAATTGGTATCGGACCTGCTGGAACTGGTAAAACTCATTTTGCATGTAAAATTGCATTAGAGCAGTTAGATAACAAAAACATAAAAAAAATTATTATCACAAGACCCACTGTATCTGTGGGGCAAAATATTGGGTTTTTGCCTGGTGATATCGAAGCTAAGATGACTCCATGGTTGATTCCATTATATGATAATTTTGTTAAAAGTTCCAATGATAATAAACTGATCAAATCATACATCCATAACAATTTTATAGAAATTTGTCCTTTGTCTTATATTCGTGGTAGAACTTTTGAAGATTGTTTCGTCATAGCAGATGAGATGCAAAATTCTTCCATTAATGAAATGAAATCCCTTATCACCAGAATGGGAAGCAATAGTAAGCTTATTGTCAATGGTGACCTTCATCAAAGTGATATTACCGATAGTATTAATGGTTTAGACCATTTAATGTCGCTAATTCAAAAAAAAAATCTGAATCTAAATCTAAACATGATTCAATACATAGTTTTTGATCAAAATGATATCAAAAGAAGCGAATTTGTAAAATATATGATAGATCTTTATGAATAAATAGTAATTAAGTGTCCTTCTTTTTTACGATCCGCTTCTTTACAACAACCTTCTTCTTAGCTTCAGGTTCCGTTTCAGGTACTGCTTCAGGTACTGCTGCTTCAGGTACTGCTTCAGGTACTGCTGCTTCAGGTACTGCTGCTTCAGGTACTGCTTCAGGTACTACTGCTTCAGGTACTGCTGCTTCAGGTACTGCTTCAGGTTCATCTTCTTCATTGTCTGAATCTGAATCTGAATCTGATACAATATTACTTTTTCCTACAAGAGTTTCTGTTGACTTTTCAGATTCTTGAATTTTTGTTGCACTGAACATATTTGTAAGTTTTTTCTGAGTATCGTCATCATTAGATAATGATGATACACTGTTATTGATCATATCTTCTTCAATATAACGAATTGAAAACCCACTAATTTTATTAGGAGGAATTACTTGAATCTGTTCAGCTTTCCATGACATACCAAACTTCCCACCAGCAATCCATATACCATTACATTTCATAATGACAACCATTCTAGAGCCTTTCGTCTGAATTTCATTTGGATCAATCAGTTCATTACTTTTGTTGTACATTTCAAATTTATATTTTCCATCTACATATGGAAGCTTACACTTCAAACGAGGTGGCCATTCTGTGCTAATTTCTCCATTCTTATCCTTAGGATATTTAATCATCGTTGTATACAATGCTTCAATTACCTCTTTCGACGGATACTTCTTACGAAACCAATTTTGTTGATACTCGTATCCTTTCGAAACATTTGATTCATCTAAATTACGCATCAATGTAAAGAATTCCATAATATTTGGTTTATCATTCATACCATTAAAGGATAGCTCAATGGTATGAGTTTCTGTATTGCTATCTTCATTTTTATAAACATTAATTCCAAAGGGACAATAACACAAAGGAGTCTGAATACGAATTGGTGATTTTTTGAATGACACATAAATCATCTTCCCACCATTTTCAAGTTTTCGAGGCTCGTCGTACAATATCTTTTCAACATCCAGTTCTTTAGGGAAGATAATAGCGTTGTTAGAAGAAGCCATGGTTAATATGAGAGTGTAAATGTATATAAAATGAGTATGTCTTATTCTTTAGGTAAATAAACTATAAAATCAATTTTTTTTTTCCAATTTAAAAAATTTCTAAAATGTAGCAAAATCATAAACATTTTTAGGATGTCTTTTTTTCAACAAACCTTTTCTAAATGTTGAAAATTTACCAAACAATTCATTCAATGCATCTTTATCTGACTGTTCTATAGGTTCAATGTATTCATAATCTATGTAAATAGATATCATATCTTCTTTTATTGGATTCTTTACGCAGTTTTTTTTAATATCATAAACGGCGTTCTTAAAACATACCAAATGTTCTTTTTTATCAAGTTTTGAAATAAATTCAGGATCATAAAACAAATAAAGACATTCTTTACAAATAGATTCTTTAAAATTAACATTTTTCAACTTATCGATGATACTATTCGCTTTTTGAATATCATAAGTGATCTTTTTCAGGATAACTTCATTCTTTTCCTTTTCAGATTTTAAATCATTATTATTTAATTCATTTTTTACAATATATTCTTTTTCAATAAGAGCTTTTGTGAAATTCTCATAATGACCTAAAACAGTTTTTGAAAGTTCGTAATACGGACCTTCTTCTATTTGTTTCCATTTAAGTCCATCGTACTTAAACCACAATTTATTTTTCAATCGAGCGGATACATAATCATCTTTATAAAGATAGAAAATAACATTTGCAATGTCACATAAAGCGCCGTCTAAACTAACTTCGATAAGGATATTTAAATTTTGATCATCTTTCATTTTGATTAATTCCTTATTTTATTATTTACATTTTTTTCTTTTAAATACAATAATGGTTGGTGTTTTGTCAAATGAAGTGACTATTGCCTTTTTTACATTTATGTCTATTAGATATTATTTACCTAATTTTATTTTAGAAAAACCCACTACGTTATGGGCAGCATTTATATTATCTTCATGTTACGCATTATCAATTTATATTAGAAAACACCATAAACTAATCTCTGAATTTATTGGTATGTAAACTGTTTTTATATAACAAGAAAATACATTGTTATGAATGAAATAGTGGATAATGTTATCAAAGCGGTATTATTCCTATTAATATTTTTTTTTAGTTGAGAAATTTGGGCGTTATTGAGCTTTTCATTTGATATACTATTATTGTTGTTTACTATTCCTCTGTTTTCTATAAGCAACCCTATATCGTTTAGTACACGATTAAATATAACATCCGCACTGAAAAGATCACTTACAAGATCCATTACAAGATCATAATAAGAAAAGTTGGGATTTAATGTTTTACAAACACCTTCCAATGTGCTTATCGTTTTGAACATTAACACCATATTAGAATTCAATATGAATGGAATATCGTTAGGATCAATGTAACTATCCTTGTCAAATCTACTTATCAATGTTTTGTAATTAAGATCGGTAATGTATTGTAAAACATTACTGACTACTTTAAACAGTATTACATATTCATTATCATTAAGACTGTCAATACTTTTTGAATTTGTTTCTAATGCGAACAATATATCATTTTCCAATAATATATTCATTATTTTTTCAACATTTCTTTCAACAAAAGCTCCGCATAAATCTCGCAAAACGAATATAAAGTCATCATCGTACTTTTCGATAATTCCGAAATCATATAATATTATAGTTCCATCTAAAGAGACAGATATATTTCCAGGATGAGGGTCAGAATGTAAATAACCATTCACTAGTATCATTCTAATGAATGAACTCATAAGACTTTTTGATAATTGTACACTATCAATGTTACATTCTTTTAGTTTTTCGATATTATTTATTTTGATACCAGGTATATATTCCATTACTATGATATTAGAGCTTGTATATTTAGAATACACTCGTGGTATTTTGATAAAGTCGTTATTTGCAAAAATATCAGAGAAAATATGAATATTTGACATTTCATTTTTAAAATTTGTTTCTTTTAATATATTCTTATAACATTCGTTGATTATCAAATACATATCATTAATTATCCTAAGGTCAAGTTTATTTAAAATTCTAAACAAATTTGATATACATTCAATTTCAGAAACAATATGCTCTTTTATGTTAGGTCTTAGCACTTTAATAACGACTTTTTTCATTTTATTGGACTTTAATGTACCTAAATGAACCTGACCGATCGACGCAGCGGCTAATGGGATTGGATTTATGGAATGAAATACTTCATCCAATGATTCGTTAAAATCATCGTAAAATATGTCATTAACCTTGTTAAAAGAAAATGAAGGGACATTATCCTGTAAATCATCCAATTCTTTAACAATATATTCAGGAAACATATCCGGTCTCGATGACACAACCTGACCCAGTTTAATGTAAGTTGGTCCCATTTTTAGTATTTCACGCTTTACCCATTTACCTGTCTCTGATGTTTTTTCTGATTTCATTAATTTAAAACCAACTTTCAATGTAAAATTTATGGTTTTACCATATAGTTTAACATCTTTAATCAATGTTTTTTGCATTGTAATAATTTTTAAAATGAAAATATTTTTTTATAAATAAGATATAATATTTTTTTATAAATAACATATAATATTTTGTTGTAGATTATAAAATGCATCTTCTTACTATTTGTAGTAACACGCAGCACAACTATTCACACCCACATGATAAAGCCGAAAAGAAATTCACAAATAAAAAATTTAAACAAGCGCATCTGAAAATTAATAAGCATTATAAACTTGTCACGACTACCTTAACTGAGTTTGAAAAGAAAAGATTTGATCGTTTGAAGAAGTCTGTAAGTTCGTTTAATAAAGACTTGAAAGAAATTGACGACTTTTCTAGAGATATGATACAAAAATTAAGAGATGATTCAAAAAAAATAGTAGAGGAAGATGAAACTCCTGAGAATAATCAATCAAATGAAAACACAACATCTGATGATATACAAAATTTACATAATAAATTTTTTGAATAATTTTAGTTACCGATATAAGTGTCTAACTCTTCTTCTGGGTCACAATATGATCTTTGTTCCCATCTATTTTCTAAAACTTCCCTCCATTGATGACAAGATTGTTTATAAGTTGGTGGTGTTATATTGGCATTAAAAGTCGGTTCATACAAAACATCACCATCATCATTCCATCCATAGACGATACACCCTCTTATTTCGTCATATTCTCTTTCTTCATGCATATTATTTTCATCTGTTTTCGATGTATCAAACTCAACAGGATGAGTGATGAATATATTATACTTGGTATATACTATACACTTAGCAGAAGTCAAAGTTATATTGCTTTTCCGCATTAGTTTTAAAACTTCTTGTGCAATTGAAAATCTTTCAGTTAATGATGTCGTAACGGGTGACATGTTGTATTTCAACTCTTTTAAAATGTATTTTTTCATATTGATTAAATTTGTATCATTTTTCTTTATTTCTTTGACAATTTCTTCTTTGACAATTTCTTTTTTGACAGTTTTTTTTTTCGGTGTATCATATATATTTTCGTTTTCATTTAAAAACGATTCCGCTCTTTTTGATTCACTTATACTAACAACCCTTCTGTTTCTTTTATTCATATACTTATGAATCAATTTTCTTAAATTTTTTAACTCAGCTTCGTCATTCACATGTGGTCTGATTTTTGCTATAATCTCATTAACTAAGGATCTCCTAATTTTTTTTTCATAGTGAATAGACAATCTAAAAAAATTCTCCACTGTTTCATTCATTTAAAAAAAGTTAAGATAATGATATTTATTTTTTTTTTCTTATAAAATGTTCACACAAGATCAAATTTTATTTGATATTAAATATAAAACATGAAACAGTTCCTTATTAAATACTTCGAAACAGAAAAAAGAAAAGCGTTGTTACCCTTTTTATTGGTTGAAATTATGAAAATGGTTTTGGGATATATGTTGAACAATAAACTAAGTCAATCTAAAGCAGATTCTATCTTTTTGTTTAGCAACATAATATTCTTATTTTTACATTACTCTCTTGATATAATAATAGCAAAGGATGTACATGACCCAATAAATTGGTATATTGGATCATTCAAGACCAACGCTATATTCTTTAAGTATGTGGTTTCATATACCATATCATACATTACTTCAGAAACAATTACCGAATACATAAATCGATTGTTTATCCGCCATAATTTTATGATTACCAAAAAAAGTGAGAACAATGTAATTATAATAAGAACAGTTGTTAATCTTATATTGAATTTGTTGATATTTTATCATCTTAAATTTAAATGGGCTTTATCAGTTAGCAAAAACGTAACGATAGATATTATTGTAATGTTTTGGACATCTATACTCATTATACTCTACATGATATTCAAATCTATCAACAATTTAGAGAAAAAGATTTGCGATAAAAATGACACTATTTAACGACTCGTAACAATATCCGCAATTTTGCTTGCTGATGTAATCCAAATGATACTAATACATGTAAAAATTACCATCATGTAAGGTATCATATTTATAATACTACCGTACATTAATATCATAAACTGTAGTATCAACGAAGTTCCAGACTTTCCAACTGGGTTACTCAGTAAATCTATAGTGGCTTTTCCTTTTGTTTTTACATCATCATCCATATACATATATGTGATCTCTTTATTAGGATCAAAGAATGCATATTTTATTGATTTTGTAACAATGGTAATTATAGCACCATATATTATGATAATATACGAATTATTAGTTGTTAAACTCATAATGAAAAATGTTACACCCATCAAAGACATTAATATCGGAGTTATCATGATAGTTACCTTATAAGGAATGTATTTCAATACAAAACTACTAAGAATCATTGTAAACATACAGAATATACCCTTGTAAGTTGATATACTTCCCATAAGTTTTGAGTAATCACTTGGATTATGATAATATTGATGAATGTTATACTTCCACACGGTGTCAATCAAATTACTTGCACTACCATAACACGCTAACAACATGACCATATACATTACAAATGGTATTGTCAAAACTTTTTTAATGCTCTCAAACACAGACACATTTGATTTTTTTGGGGGTTTGAAATCAATATTGTTGGTTATGGAATAATTACGAACCAGTATCTCATAACAAAGCGTATGTATTATTCCAAATATAAAGACTATAATCATTAACGATTGTACATTCAAAATCCAATCGTTTCTATACATATCTCCTAAATAGCGTGTGATGATTCCACACAAAGTTAATGAAATGTTTGATATAAATCCAAATAAAGGGTAGATTATTTTTGCGGAATCCTTTTTTACATAATTGTTGGCAGTTAACCAAAATAATAAAGTAATTATTGTAGATCCCCATATCGTTGATAGTGCGTAAAATAACGCAGATACCCAATTATTCAAAATCAACAAAGGAGTTTTATATACAGACAATGTTAACGAAATATTTGAAAATGGTGACAATATTCCTTGAATAGGATATAAAAAATATCCAAGTATCATGTAGGTTGAAAAAACACTTAAATACATGATACGATAGATACGATCTTGTTTCAAATTAATATTGCAAAGTTTTGTAAAAAAACACATAAATAGCACTGATAATGGAAAGTTTACCCATGTTTTCATGAACGGAACTGCTTCGGCTCCACATGATGTTATCAACAAAACATCCTTCAGATCTCTAACAATAGTATATACACCTAAATTAGAAAAACACATCCCACCCAACAAAACATGCTTTATGTGTTCATTGTTAGACATATTGCTTTTAACAAAATTAACATTCATCATAGGTTTTTGCACTACACACCTCATGTGATTCCTCGACTTATACACATATTTACTTAAAGAACGAGGATATGTTTTCAATCTGAGTAGTGTTTTGTTGTTATTAACGATTGAAGTTACAGTGAAAGGTTTCAACATAGATAAATCAATATTTAAGAATAGGTAGTGAAATATTCACATTTTTTGTTTAAGTAATTGTTTTCGATTTTAAATGAACGAGCTTCTCATGAATATCCATCAACATGTAAATGAGATGGTTATAGATTTCATAAAACAACATTTAAATAACGAACTCAAAAAAATAGAAGTTGAATTTGACATATCACATGAAGATTTAGAAAGAGTTTTGAATCTGAATACAGATCTTTATCAAAACTCAATTTGCAATGCAACTACATCGTTGGGAAGAAAATGTAAATACAAAACACATAACGGTGATAAATATTGTATTAAACATAAAAGACTGATAAATTTAGATAAAAATGGATCAACCCGATGATTGTTCAAAAAAAACAATTAAAAAACCAAGGACAGATGCACTTGACAAATTTACCCCTATTGTGTATAATTGGATGTCATTAGCACGAGATGAAATCGCTCAAGATACATTTCATAGCATACAAGAGATGGATATGTGTTTAACTGAAAGTTTGAGCAATGCTATTGTCGATTTTCATAAAAAAGAGACTGACTTAAAGAAGTTAAAAAAGGTTTGAGTTTTTTTTCTAAATGAGCACTTATAATATTTAGAAATAGTATCGAAAAGTCACTGTTTAATGTATTATCAACATGTTTCTGGAAAGTTATTTAAATAAGTGAACTGTTTTTTTCATAAAATTGTGTGATGAAGTTACACGAGTATGCAAAGAAGGTGTTTTCTCAAAACGGAGAAGATGGTATTCTTTAGCATATTTTCAAGATAATCGGTACAACGAACAAAAAGTGCATTGAGATTTGCGCAGGTGCCGGGTACGAATGCAATACCGCCAATTTGATCATTCACCATGGTTTTACTGGATTGTTGTTTGACGGACAGCTCAACAACGTGATACAAGGCAGATCATTTTTTGCATAAAAAAAGGTTGCACATAATGTGGTGTTTATTCACAAGTGGATGGATAACGCGAAGTAACATTCATGAAGATATTATTCGTGAAAATTTTCAAAACGAAATTGATCTACTATCTTTAGATATGGATGGGATCGATTATTGGATATTGAAGTCACTATGTATCGATACGCAACTGATCTTACCACGTGTGATTGTCCTTGAATATAACGATATTTATGGACCAGAACGATCGATAACCGTTCCCTACCGACATGACTTCGATGGATGGACTGACAATTGGGGTGGTCCAAACTATTGTGGAGCGTCCCTAATGGAATTCGTTCGCTTGCTCAAAAAAGAGTATAAGTTCGTTGGTTGCAACGAACACGGATTCAATGGGTTTTTTGTGCGAAGGGATATCAATGGATTCAATGAAGTAGACGACGTTGAAACGGAATGTTTCCATTTTCCCAAAGTTCAGTTTGGTATGAAATATAGGTGGCCTCGTGTTGAAAATCGAGAATGGGTTTATGTTTAACACCTAAAACAAATATCCACAAACAAATGGGACAATGGAGTTTAAAGATATTGACTTTAAGAAATTAAAAAAAAAAATTGAATACAGGTTATTTTTTTCTAAACGATCACTTATAATATTTTAAAATATAATTAAAAAGTCACTGTTTAATGGAGTTTCAATATTCTTCTGGAAAGCTTGACATTATAATGGGTTGTATGTTTAGTGGTAAAACCTCTGAATTATTAAAAAGAATAGACAAAACCAAACTTATTTACGGTGATAATGTTTTGATTATCAATCATAAATCTGACAAAAGATATGGTGAAGAAAGTGGTATATATTCGCATAATAATTATTTTAAAAGTTCGACAAGCTGTAATCAATTACATGAAGTGATAGAAAGCGATGCTTTTAAAAATGCAAAAGCTGTTTTTATCGATGAAGCACAATTTTTTGATGATTTAAATATATTTGTTTATCATTGCGTAGAAAAATTAGATAAGTGGGTTACTATTTGTGGTTTAGATGGTGACTTTTTGCGAAATAGGTTCGGACAATTAATAGATCTTATTCCTTTAGCCGATTCTGTTATAAAACTAAAAGCTTTATGTTTAAGATGTGGAGACGGTACCGATGCTTTATTCTCAAAAAGGATTATTAAAAAACAAACCAATAAAAACGATTCGGTAATATTGGTTGGGCATAAAAGTGATTACGAATCTGTTTGTAGGTATCATTACAATAATTGACTTTATTTCTTATAATCGATTTAATTTTATTTTCTTTTATTAACAATGGATATTGTCATAGATTCTATAAATAAACACAACTACGAATTACAACAACAAATATGGGATAATGAACGATCAAAACATTTTTTGCACAAATTTAAATTAAAATTAGATGTTTTAGAAAACAATTGCTCATCATATGACGATAAATTGTCTATACAAAACACAATCGATCTAATAAAGAATGAATGTGATTCCATTCTGTCGGAGAAGGATTTATATTATACGAAGTTCGGAATAGAAATATATAAAAAAGCAGTTGAATATGCTGACACTTTGTTTCATAAGTTAGAAACGAGACTCGTCGATATCGATTCCTTAGATGCACAATTTTTAGGTACGTTTTCATTAGGCATAAAAGATGAAAAAGTCAACTTAAGTATTGATGATCATAAAGAACTCAACCAATTACATTTACATCATAATGATTTACATGAGAATAATAATACACAATCCATTTCAAAGTTACAACAAGAAATATTAAAACTTTATTATAAAAAGAAATATGGTGATTCACATAAATGTATGAAGGATATTGATGTTTATAACAGTAAACATTTCAATAAATGGTTTAATAATGCATCAAAGCGACCTACACGATATATAAAACCTGATCTAGAAAATGAATATGATCTACGACAATATTATGAAAATAGATTTAATGATAAATATAAGAGAAAAAAAGATACAAACATATTTGAATCATACCATTTCAAAAATTGGATAAAAAACAAACAGAAACTGTTAACTGGTGTGAATAATGAATTGATAAAACGATATTCCAAATAGAAGAAGCAAAAATAACTTAATTTATTTTTTTAATCAAATCATCTATATCGTGGTATAACTGTGTCAATTTTATATTTTTTATTAAATGATCATGTTTTAATTGTATTTCTGTTTCATCCATATTTTTTGGATTTTCAAATGTACTGAAATGAGGTTCTATTTTGATCACAACGATATTAGTAGAAGGGAATGCTGTTTTCAAAGATGAATATTCATGCGGAAAGCGATAATCTGAAATAACTATATTTATATGAGGTGATATACTTTTTATAATAGAGTCTATCCAAAAAGACCTTTTAATATTGGGTAAAATTTTTTGTAATTCATACTGTCCAACATGTGTTCCCATAAACTTCATCATTTCTCTGGGTGTAATACCGTATGTATGATTTATTTCATCTTTGCGATGATCTTCTAATTCACTTGAGGAGACATCGAACATAACAGATACTATTTTTTTAAGTTTATTTGATATTTTGAAATGTTCATAATGGTATTTGTTTTGTAAATAATTTGCTACTGTGTCTTTTCCACAACGTGATAATCCGTTAAGTAATAAAATCATAACAATAAAACTATCGAGGTATAAATATATATTTACCTATTTTATTTTTCTTTAAATTGGAACTTAGGAAGAATAGAACCTACGGATGTGGACGATGCGTCATTTAAAAGAGTCCCTATGAGAGCAGATTGGACTTCGACAGGATTTACATTACATTTCTTTTTTGAATCAATACTGCATACAGGTGGTCTTCGTTCAGGCATCTTCCACAATTGATCATGACGGAGTATCATGTCGTCATACTCATGAGCTAAAGTTTCTTTTTTTTTATTACGGTTACATTCATATTCCATTTTATTTAAATTGCGTTGATGGTTTGAGATAGAAAGTTTGTTCTGGTCATCCAATTCTTTTTGAGTTTGACAACGATTACGAACATTTTGTTTATTATTTTCTACATCTTCCGATTGAACATATTCAGATTCGTCAACCAATTCACCGTCATCTTCAATAGCTTTCGGTTTAATATTTTCAGATGTATTTTTTAATGAATTTAAAATTTTCAAAGTAGTATTTTCAATAGTATCTTCAATGTCCGACGGATTCGTACATTCAAGTCCTTTAGTTGTGCCGTTGTGTATGTTATAAACAGTTGGTCGGTTGATAATATATTGAACTTTATTGTCTTTGTCATAAAGTTCAGTTTTAGATGTTTTAGATGTTTTTGTAGACTCTAGTGTAGATTCAATATGGCTATCTTCTTCTTCTTCAGTCGAGTTTTCGTAATCTTGTTTGTTTAAAGTTTCTTCTTTGTTTACATCCTTTCTTGCTTCCTCAACAAGTTTATCGTAATCTAAATGATCATTATTAGAAAGTAATATTTGTTCTGCTTCTGGAAACAAAAACAAGCGATAATTTTTGGGCTCTTTAACTAATAAGGTATCGAGTTCCGCTAGACTCATATCATTTGATCTTATTTTGTTAAAACATCTAAAAAGCTCATCTTGTGAAGGTTCTTTTCCGATTTGTGTTTTAAAAATCCCGATGATGTTTGCATATAATACAAAATCCTCATTAGAATAAGGTTTAGGATCTTCTACACTGTCCTTAAATTTTTCTATCATCTTATTTTTTTTGTTAATTTGTTGTAAGTTTAAACGATAAATATAAGCAATAACAATAAACATACAAAATATCAAAGAGATTTGTAAAATATGTTTCCACATTTACATTTATTAAATATAAAAAAAAATGCGTTCGGAAAGTTTTTAATCAAAAAATAGCCGATTTTTAGGAGGTTAAAAATCTGGTACCGATGCTCATACTTTGAATCTCTTGCATTAATAATTTGCTTGCGAATGGTATCCTTACTTCTGCAAAATTTATTTTATTTGAACAGTTATAGCATTTGTATTTTTTACGATCTGGGTTTACATTAGCTGGACGATTACATTTTTTGCAAACAAATATACGGTAGTTGTCAGAACATTCCATGAAACGCTCTTTCAGGAAGAACATAGTGCCATGTGCCCAGTTACACTCAACTTCCATTTCTCCTAAACGCAAACCACCATCACGGGCTCTTCCTTCAGCGGGTTGTCGAGTGAGAAGAACAATAGGACCATTGCTATTTCTGGAATGCATTTTATCACAAACCATATGCTTTAGTCTTTGATAATAAGTAGGGCCCATAAATATTTTAGTGTTCATTTGTTCACCTGTTCGACTGTTATATAGAATTTCGTTGCCATTTTTTTCGAAACCGCATTCGTTCTGCAATATATTTGCCATTTCGTTTACATCGATATTTGTAAATGGTGTAGAATTACCAAATGCACCTAATACAGTTCCTGCTTTACCCATGATAGTTTCAAATAATTGTGCGATTGTCATTCGGCTTGGAATGGCATGTGGGTTGATAATAATATCGGGAACGAGACCATCTTTGTTAAAAGGCATATCTTCTTGTCGATACATCATTCCAATAGTTCCTTTTTGTCCACTAGTTGAACTTAATTTATCTCCAATAGTAGGCTGTCTAAAATCTCTAACTTTTATTTTTGCGAAATTATAACCTTCTGATGATGTATTCTTAAAATATTTATCATGGGCACATTTCATATCAATATATCCACACTCATTGTTTTTAACCACCACACTATGATCTTTATTCAAAAATACAGAATTTTGTATCTTTTGTGGCATATATTTACCAATCATTATATCACCAGATTGAACAAACACATCTTCACCTATAAATCCGTCATCTTCTAATTTTTCATAATTAAAAGGTCTTCTGATGTTTATATCGCTTTCATTGTCAATTTTACAAAAGATCTCCTCTTCACCTGTAGATAAGTTCTTATTACATTGTTCTTTATAGGTTCTGTAAAATGTAGAATTGAACAATCCTCTCTCTACAGAGGATCTATTTACCATAATAGAATCTTCTTGATTAAATCCAGTATATGCTGCAATAGCGACAATAACATTTATTCCACACGGCATGTTACTTGAGTTCAACAATTTTTGCATGTTTGTTTTTATAAGAGGCTGTTGGGGATAATTCAACACATGACCGAGTGTGTCTAATCTTCGTTGATAATTCGTTGCATAAATACCAATCGCTTGTTTACCCATTGCAGACTGGTAACAGTTTCTTGGAGATTGGTTATGATCAGGAAAAGGTATATTACTTGCAAGAACACCGAGAATAAGAGAAGGATGTATCTCCATATGTGTATACTTAACAGGTAAATTGACACCTTTTTGAACTCTATTCAAATCTTTTAAATTCATTCCAATCATACTTGAGTTTTGCTCCTCTACATCCAAAAACTCCACAAGAGGTTCTTTAAACTTTTCTCTCAACTCGGGATCAGTAATCGTATTTGGACTAACGATATTTTTCCATATAAGTTGTCCCTTTAACAATGCAAGAACATGATGTTTATTAAACACCAACTTGTTATTTTTAACTATGAATAATGGTCGAACACATCGCCCACATTCTGTTGAAATGTTTATAATGTTATCAGTGACACTCCATGCAATACTTGTGTAGATATTAATTATGCCATTGCATTTATAACTCTTGAGCTGATAAAAGAGTTCACTGGGATTAAGATGAATTCCAACAAAATCACCATTAATAATAATTTTTGTATGACTGTACATCTTTTCAAGATCGTCTCTATCGTTATAAATAATAGTTCCTAATTCTTTGACATGTTGTCTGACATTTCGTGAATCAGATGCGATTGTAATTTTTGTAGAGATTGCGAGATTTTTTACTAAACCAACAGAACCTCCTTCTGGAGTCTCTGCTGGACAAATAATACCCCATTGTGTATTGTGTAGTTTTCTTGGTTGGATCAACTTTCCTGATTTCTCCATAGGAGTGTTTATTCTCCTTAAATGAGACAATGTTGCATTATAAGTCAATCTGTTCAACACTTGCGCAACACCTTGCTTTACATTTCCATTTTTTATACCCCAATTACCAGTTGCTAGTGCATACTTCAAACCAGATTCAATAGTGCTTATTTTTACGACTTTATATACATTATTTTTGTTGATAAGATTTGTGATATCATTGGAAGATTTCCAACATCCAGTATTTAACTCTTTTACAACAGAATTTTTAATATCTTTAACCACCCTTCCATAGTATTGACGAAACAAATTAGCCATCATAATTCCAGGCGTATCTACACGTTTGTTCAAATACGAATCTCGATCATCCATATCGGCAATTCCAATAAAACATTTTAATAGCTTATTTGTCATATATCCCAGATATAAAGCTTTCTTAGCTAAATCAGGACCAACATGCGGTAGAAAATCGTGTCTTAAAATATCCATTATTATGGATAATCTTTTGTTTTTGTTTAGTACAATCTCTTTTGGATAACCCGATATATTCAAATTACGACTCAGATATTCAAGAGCTTTTGCATGTGTAGTTATATTATTAGCTTCTTCAATACTACCTTTCAGTTGATTGACTATCATCTTTCCAATCTCACTTGTAGCATCCAACGTCACATGTTGTACAATATCAAGATCACTCTCAATTCCCAATGCTCTAAATAACACAAATAATGGAATATCAACACGAATGTGATGCATATTTGACTTAATATAATATCCAAACTGTGTAGGCTTCGATGAAAGCTTCAAAGAAGTTAGCTTGGGAGGACCAAAGTTGTTATCAGGAACAGATCTAATCTCAGCCACATGAGAGAATTGAGATAACTTATTATCAAGAAACACATAAGTTTTATTTTCAGCAATACGATCATGACTGATCACAACCTTCTCATTTCCATTTATAATAAAGTATCCTCCGAAATCATACTTACATTCGTCACTGTTTATGTTCTTCATCATAGGATTACTCAGATTACAATAATTAGATCCTACCATTATCGGAATCTTACCAATACATATATTCTTCATCGTCTTTTTGGCAGTATGTAAAACACCATTATCATACCATTTACAGTTTATATGGAATGTTACATATATAGATGAAGAATAACTGAAGTTTCTTTGTCTAGCTTCATGTGGCATCATTACTTTTGTACTTCCATTCTTTTCAAATATGGTTGGTTTAGTAATAGAAGGTTCTACAACATCAATCTCAATATTATACTCAAATGCATCTAAATCCTGAGAAAACTTATGGAAGATTTCTATCGTATTAAAACCATTAATGATTTGTTCCAATTTGTTTAATATGAAATCGTTGAAAGATTCCACCTGATGAGTTATTAAAGCCTTCCCTCCATTGTCTTTAAAATAACTCTCAATTACAGTCCATGTATACTTTTCAAACTCATCAAAATTTAATATGGATGTATGATCGTTATAATTTGTCATTTGGTAATAGTTGATGTGTTGTAGCTTACTGTATGTGTAAACTAAAATTGGTGTTTTTAAATAAGAATATACATGACTTAAAAATCTTAAAGTAAAATCAATTTTTTTTAAAATTAACAGATCTACAAATATGTGTTTGTTTGTTTAAAAAATATTCATAAATTGTAACACAATAATATGAATGATAATTATGAATATAGTGCAACAAATATTCAAACACAGAATGAAGATATAATATTAACAAGTTCTTTACACAAATTACTTGATAAACTGGCAAAAAAAGGTTGTTTAGAAATGGTTTTTAGTAGATTTCCATATTACAATACGAAGTTACAATGTAAAAGATTGGCTATACAATCACAAGAAGGTAATTGTGTTGCATTTTCCTATTATATGAAACATTTATTAAAAAAACACAAATTAAAAAGTTTCATAGTTGGTGCCAAAGTTCCACCAAAATTCTCTAGAGAAGGCTACAAAGATATTAATCATTCAAGTGTTGTATTTCCTTTTGCAAACGGTATTGCGTTATTCGATACGGCATTTTACTTCCACAAAGCCATTATTTTAAACAAGCAAAACAATTATGAAAATTGCCACACATTTAAAAATGTTTACACAAAATCCAATGATGTATGGTGTTTTAAACTAGCTGATGATAAGATAACAGTAAATATAAATGGATTTGATGTTGATGCGTATTACAACATTAAAGAACTAACAAATCCTTATAAATCAATTACAATACATACTAATAAAGCAGATAAAACAGTTTTTCGATGCGAGGTTGATAAAAACTTTATTTCAAAATTCTATTACAAAATAAATCTTAAGAATAACATTCTTAGTGTTAACTCAACGACTCAATATCATACAAATATAGATCTAAACTCTTTTCTAAATACAACACAACAAGTTAAAACAAAACAACTAAAAACATGGATACTAAGTTTGAAATTATCCAAATCTCAAAAAACAAAAATGTTTATTGATATTTTCTCATTTATAAAACTTAATAAACTGACCTAATAAACTAAAACCTATAGTGAATATTAAAATATTACAGAATCTTCAAAGTCTAATAAACACTCTTCTTCCTCATTACACTCTTCTTCCTCATTGCACTCTTCTTCCTCATTACACTCTTCTTCCTCATTGCACTCTTCTTCCTCATTACACTCTTCTTCCTCATTACACTCTTCTTCCTCAGCATCCTCAGCATCCTCGTTAAAATCTTTTTTACAAATCGGACATTTTGCATTCATTTTAAACCATTTATCAATACAAAGTTTACAATATATATGATTACATATAGTTTTTACAAAAACGTTATCATGATTTTTCTCATTACATTGTTCTAAACATATAGCACAAGAGATGTCTTTTTCACAAGATTGTGTAACTGCATTTAAATTAATAACACTATAAATGTCAGAGTATTCCTTTTTTAAAGGAATTAATACATCGCCACCATACATATCCTGTAATTGCAAGTTTGTTTCATAACTGTTTGGAAAATCGTCACCAAATAATAAAGGAAGTACATTCATAGTTTCATTTAGAGTTTCATTTACAGAAACACTTAAAGGTATACGTATGTTGCTATTTTGCATTGCATTAATAACTATCCGAGATGTTTGGTTATGATTATTATTTAAACCAAAAAATGTTCGAATATTTTGGTCGTCTTGATCAGAAAGAATAAACCTTCGTATTGTTTGATTCACATAGTTATTAGTCACAGAATGTATAAAACAATGCTCCAAATGATCTGTATACTCTTCGAAATGTATGTTCAAATTGCAAAGCTCACATGGAATTAGGACATGGTTATTCGACATTGTATAACATTTATATAATTTATATTTAGGTATTTCCTTTAACTAAAAGTATAGAAAATCAATTTAAACGATATCGGATAAGTTTATTTGTAAGTGTATATTTTTTGGTAATAACATATTCATAAATGTCAAAAACAAGTATATTGTTAGAATATTTAGAAATTCATAATGATTCAATAAATAAATATGGGATACAAACCGTAGTATTTATGGAAGTCGGTTCTTTTTTTGAGATTTATGCGGTTATTAATGATGATGAAAACATTGGTGCTGATATATACGAGATATGTAATTTATTCAACATTCAGGTTACCAAAAAGAACAAGTCGATTGAGAATGTAACACGCTCTAATTATTTAATGGCTGGTTTTCCGAATCATTCTTCACAGAAATTCATTGATATTATGGTAAATAACAATTATACTGTAGTGATTGTAGAACAAGTTACTCCACCACCTAAATCGATAAGAAGTGTAACAAAAGTTATAAGTCCGTCTACATATGTAAATGTTATTCAGAAATATGAATCAAATATAATGATGTGTTTTTATATGGAAAAAGTCAAATCTTTTAAAACCAAAATAGAGTATCATGTTTTGGGTTGGTCTTCTTTTGACGCATCAACAGGTATTTCTAATTGTACAGAAGTGACTTGTTTTACAGATGATAAATTATTGGTCGATGAGATTTATCGTATTATCCTCTCATATAATCCAAGAGAAGTCGTTTTTATAAGTGTCGAAGATAAGGACAATACATTCGATGGTACTAAATTTATATCTACATTAGATTTGACCAACTGTTGTATTCATAATAAGATACATCAAATGAGTAAACAGTACACCCAAATTAAATATCAAAACGAAGTGTTAAATAAAGTTTTTACAAATCATGGTATGTTATCCGTGATTGAGTATATCGATTTAGAATTCAAACCTTATGCGTTGATCAGTTTTGTTTATATGATTCAATTTATATTTGAACATGGTGAACAATTGTTGTTTAAACTGAAAAAACCCGTAGTAACATGTAAAGAAAATGAAAATACTATGATTATCGCAAATAATGCTCTAAGTCAGCTGAATATTATAGGTAAGGAATATAATTTATTGCAATGTTTAAATACATGCAAAACATCCGTTGGTAAGAGGTTTTTCAAAAAAACTCTGCTGAATCCTATTGTTAACATTGACGAATTAAACAGAAGATATAGTACTATTGAATGTTTTCTCTCGAATCTTAAATCTTTGAAAAAGATAGCTCTTAATCTTTCTAATGTTATTGACATAGAAAGAATGTTTAGAAAAATTGCATGTAATCAAATTCAACCATGTGAATTACATTGTCTTATTAATTCTATAATACATGTAAACGACATATTCGTTAATATTTATAAAATTAAAGATATTAGTGATAATGTTACCGACTTACAAGAATATGTAACTAAGAATCGTTATGATTTTTTCATTAAAAATATTAACGAACACTTAGATATAGACCTGCTAAGCAAATACAATATTGATAATATAAATGAAAATATATTCAAAAAAGGTGTTTACAAAGATATCGATGAACTCATACATCATAGATGTTTAATTTATGATAAACTAAATGAGTTGGTTACCTTTGTTGATAAAAAAACAGAAATGACTAATTGGCTAAAAAAGGAAAAAAATGATAGAGATGGGTTTCATTTCTTGATCACAAATAAACGATGGAAAACCCTACAAGATTATTTAGCAAAACAAGAGTTATGTGATGAAGTCAAACATTTGAACGCTTTGACTTTATTATCACAAAATGGCAGCAATATTCGTTTAAGTAGTGAATACATTAAATCGATGAACAACGATCTACAAAATTATAACGATAAAATTCAAAAAATGTTAGTTGTAAATTTTAAAGCTTTTGTAAATGATATCCATGATGTATATGGTAAAGTATGGTTTGATTCCATTGTAAAAATATTGGAAAAAGTAGATTTTTTCTTAGCTTGTGCAAAAAACGCTGAGTCACAATGCTTAACAAAACCAACCATTGTAAATGATAATAATGACGATATTAGTAGTTTTGTTGAATTAGAAAGTGTTAGACATTTAATTATTGAAAATGTACAGAAGGACATTGAGTACACACCAAATAACATTATGCTTGGCTCTAGATCCGCAATCAAAAACAAAGGGGTAGTTTTATTTGGTGTAAACGCATCTGGTAAAAGTAGTTTTATGAAATCAGTAGGACTCGCAATAATTCAAGCACAAGCAGGAATGTATGTACCTTGTAAAAGAATGAACTATAAACCATATAATCATATATTTACAAGAATTCAGTCATCGGATAATATCTTAAAGGGATTGTCTACATTTTCGAATGAGATAAGTGAATTACGAAATATATTCAAATGCATTACATGTAATAGTCTGGTCATTGGAGATGAATTATGTGCAGGTACTGAATCTATATCTGCGTTATCGATCGTAACAGCTGGAATAGAAACATTAGTGAATATGAACACGAGTTTCATTTTTGCAACTCATTTACATGAACTGAACGAACTTGCTCGAGTAAATAAAATGTTAGAATCATCAGACATAGCTATAAAACATCTAAGTGTAGAATATGATGAATTAAACGGATGTTTAGTTTATGATAGATCAATAAAAGATGGTCCAGGGTCATCGTTATATGGTTTAGAAGTTTGCAAAGCGATGAATATGAACCCTACATTCATTCATTTAGCCAATACAATAAGACATGAATTGCTTTCTCATACCGATTCTCATGAAATGGTAAGGCATAAATTGTCAAGATATAATAACAAGGTTGTTATTGATAGTTGTGGTATTTGTCATGATTCTAATAATGATTTAGAAACCCATCACATTAAATTTCAAAAAGATGCAAAAGAGAATGGTTTTATAGATAATAGATATCATAAGAATTCTAAATTTAATTTAGTTCCATTGTGTCAAAGTTGTCATAATAAGGTTCATAATAATGAATTAAACATTTATGGGTGGAAACAAACAACTAGTGGAATAAAATTACACTATCAAATTACACTATGAAATTTACTCAAAGAATATATTTTAAAAAAATTGAATTAGAGTTATTTTATTAATATTTTGTTAATAGAAAAGTTATTATCAAAAGATAATTATGTATTCGTGTAAACAAACGAGATCTGAACTATTAAAGATTTGTTCAGAATTTAAGATAAAGAGCTATACTTCAAAAAATAAAAAACAATTAGTTGATATTTTAAACAAACATAACAAAGATATTCAACATAACGAAGATATTCAACATAACAAAGATATTCAACATAACGAAGATATTCAACATAACAAAGATATTCAACATAACGAAGATATTCAACATAACAAAGATATTCAACATAACGAAGATATTCAACATAACGAAGATATTCAACATAACAAAGATATTCAACATAACGAAGATATTCAACATAACAAAGATATTCAACATAACGAAGATATTCAACATAACGAAGATAATTATGAAAATGAAAATAAAGATATAATACTGATCCATAATGATTGTATGAACGAGATAGAAAAATTAAAGGAAAACAGTGTAGATTGCATAATTACGGATCCACCATATTTTATAGACAAACTTGATAACAAATGGTGTTCTTCTAAGATAAGTAATGACAACAAAAATAGTCATATAAAACATCTTCCAAAAGGAATGAAATTCGACAAGAACCAAGTAAAGAAATTATATGATTATTACTTAATGGTTTCAAAAGTATTGTATGAAAAATTAAAACCAGGTGGATACTTTTTATCGTTTTCGTCACCTCGTTTATATCACGCAATTGCTATGAGTTGCGAAGATGCTGGCTTTGAAATACGAGATATGATCAACTGGACATATACACAATGTATTCCTAAAGGGATGTCTGTGTTTCATGTTATTGATAAAATGGATATTAATGATCAAGAAAAATGTGATTTGAAAGGGGAATATAAAGATTTCAAAACACCTCAAATGAGATCTGTTTTTGAACCAATATGTGTGGCTATGAAACCGATTGGAAATCATACATTTATTCAAAATGAGATCATGTATAAAACAGGCTTGATAGACTTTTCTCAAAAAGTAGGTATTTATAGTGACCATGTTCCAGCAAACATAATAACTACAGAACACATATCGGATGCTTATGATAAGAATTTCATGATATCAAAGCCATCAAAAAAAGAAAAGGGAGAAAATAACACGCATATAACAGTTAAACCTATCAAATTAATGGAACATCTTGTTAAACTCTTCACAAAAAAGAATGCATTGGTTTTGGATCCTTTCATGGGAAGTGGAACAACGCCATTAGCATGCAAAAATAATGAAAGAAAATGCATTGGTATTGAAATGAATGAAGAATATTATCAAATTTGTAAAGAGCGTTGCAATGCGTCAGATAAGTCGTTAGATGTATCCTGATTTTCAACTAAAATTTTAAAAACATCAAAATATTCTTTTATTTGATCAGAAGTCAAACAAATATCATTATTATCAATAGAGTTTTTTAAATGTTTGGGAGTTGGAAACTTAGTTAATGTATCAATGAATATATAATTGTCTCTATATTTTGCTTGAATGGGAGGTTGTAACACCAAATTAGTAGATGTATTGTCATCCGTATTAGGATTTTTATGTCCCAATTGCCATAAATGTATAGGTACATCAATATAATCTGCTTTAATTATTGACTTAATCTTTTCAATTTCTTCATTTTTTTCCGAATTAGTTCCACCATATTTAAAGTTTTTCCTCATTTTAGGTTTGTTGGTTACATGATAAGGATAATCTACATAATATATTGATTTTTTTTTACTTGTTGCTATTCCCCATTGTTCATGTTTATTAAAGAGTTGAATACTGTCTTTGGTTTCAATATTAAATTTTTTTACAAACTCATTACAAGTGTCTCGATTAAAGTAATATTCTTTATAGTGAAGCATTGTAACAAGTGCCTTGCCGTTTTTTGACCCAATTGCAGGTGGTTTTAAAAGATTAACAGCGCAGAATTGTAAGAATTCATTAGGGTAACTAGAAGGTATCTCGACGATTTTCTGAATGTTTATTATGCTACGAATACTCATTTTTATTTTTATAATTATAACAATATTTTTGATAACTACTTCAATTTTTGAAAGAACATGAAAAAAATCGTTAACAAATGATATATTTTTTTTACACATTTAGACAATGTTATAAAAAAAGAAGATACTTAAGAACATGTTCAAGATGTATGTATTTAAATGTCTTTTGTTACACATATACATGCTCTTAAACAAATATATATGTTATTTAGCGATATACATAATGTACAAATAAGAAATGCTTTCATATTCAAATTGAACTTTGAATTGGATAAACTTGTAAACCTTTTAGACAAGACATATTATGAAGCTACAGTAATGAATAATAGAAAAATACTGACAAAAATACACAACGAACGCAATTATGTCATTATGAATACACATGACACTCTGTCGATATTTATGCCTTATGTAATAGCATTCAATCTTGTTCATGGTGTGTGATTTTATATAATTCGATTAACAAATATTCGTATGCATATACTAGTTTACAAACACTAATGAATAATGTTGAATGTTCAAATTTAGCCAATATATTTGTAGCACTTTTGAGTTTTTCGTCTGAAAGTTTCAATTTAAGCAATGCTTTAAAAATTAACTTTGCAGTGATGGAGTGATCTATATTGTAATGGATGATTTTGTAAATAAATGTTCTTGTAATATCTAAAAGTTCATAAGCGTTTTTTATTTTATTAAATCCTTTTAACAAAATATTAATTTCGTTATCTACAAAGTTGAAAATTTTTATATCTTTGATAAAAATATCAGGATCATTGTGAATAATGTATGATTTAAAGTATATATATACATCCTCAAGATTGGTACAATAGTTGTCTATCTTTTTCAAAATATTGGTGGATTCCAAACTTTTGCGTTCATTTTCATGAATGGCTTCATTATGTTCTTGGAATAATGAGGTAAATACGTTGTTCTTTTGTGAGGATTTTAAACAGGGTACTCTTATCATCAAGAATCGGCTTTTCAAAGGATCTATTAATTTTGTGTATTGTGAGATAAATGAAACGAATAAGGAATATTCTTGGTTTTTTTCTATTATTCTTCTTAATCTATATTGGCCTTGATGTGTTATTTTTTCAATATTCCATAAAATGAATATATGTTTACTGTGAAGAACATTTCGTTGCGATACAACCTGTTTTATAAAATCGATCAATGCATTTTTTTCTTTATTAAGGTGTGTTTCAAAATTAATTTGAATAAAGTTTTCAGTGTTTGAATATTGAACATCTATATTATTTATTGTAAAAGTATTATTTTTAAGAAGAATGTCTCCTTCATAATGCAAACCCCATCTCAATACTTGGTAAATATAGGCTTTACATAGACTCGTATCTTGTCCATAAAATAATAGATGAGGTAGATCATACAACCTTGTTTCATTAGAAACTAATTTTAAATTTAATGATTCTAATACAGCTAAAGAAAAGTTATCATAATGTCTTGTTATGTTATTATAAAACTGGTTTAAATGAAAACTATTGATTGACATTTAGTTAAAATAGGTTAATGTATTTAAATCGAGACATTGCATATGGTATACTTAATCTTGATATTAATATCCAATATTCTCCAGATGAAATAAAAAAAGCTTATAAAAAAAAAGCGCTAAATGTCCATCCAGATAAACTTAAAATGAATAAAAGTGATACAAATTCGAATGAATTTTTAAGAGTGAATGCTGCCTACGAGTATTTATCAAAAGATTTCGACAGAGCTTCGTTCTTTTCAAATAGTAATAGGGAATCATTTGATTTAAATTATATGTATTTGTTTTGTAAATTTTGTTATGTTTTAAAGGATTTCGTTAATGATGTTTTAAAAAATAAAAGTCGTTCTGATAAACAGTGGAACAACGATGTGGAATCGGATGATGTATATTATGACGCAAACGAATTCGATTCCGTGAATACAGATAAACATATATATGATATAAATATAACTATTGATGTGACATTACATGAGCTTTATAATGAACATGGTAAAAAAATTAAAATAAAATATCTTGATGAAAACAAACACACAAACATACATGTATTATTAATTCCTTTTATTGATTATCAAACAAAACGATGTTATCCAAACAAAGGTGATTGGAATTGTACGACTAACACATATGGCGATCTTTATGTTTATTTTAATATAACAAATTGTGAAAAATATGTCATAAACCATTGTATTGATAAACATGATTTAGTCATTTCATGTGATATAAGTGTATATGATTATTACAATGGATTTGAGTATACACTAAAGCATTTTGAAGAGGATATCAAAATACAACACACGCCATATAAATCACACAAAAAGGATATTGTGATAAATGAAAAAGGATTACAGGGAAAAACAAAAAGAGGGGATTTATATATTATTTTCAATGTAGATATGGAACAGTGTAATGTAAATACTTCATTAAAAGAATTAGATATGTTTTTTCCTTCCCTGTTTTAAATAATTTGTTAATAAAATTAATAATACAAGCAATGTGTGATAAATTTATTGAGAAACTTATTAGTAATATGAAAAACAGTAATATAGAGTATCACTTACAAAATGTATATTTCAAAACCATAAAAAATATAATAGGTGACGATATTATAAAACGAACTATAAATGATATAGGAAATAGGAATGACTACATCGGTGTAAATATATTTAAAACAAAATGGAAAAGAAAATGTTTTATAGTTACAAACAATCAAAACAAAATTTATGTAGAATTTAATTACAAAGACAACGCTGATGTAGTCAAATTTAAACCAATCATCAATTTCATGATGATATGTATTCATCAAATACATAGTATATTTCAAAGAAAAAGTAAAAATTTTAGAATGATTTTCTATTTGTCAGAAGAAAAAAAGAAATTTGATAAACAATCGATTATAAATGGGGAACTGATTAATGCAAATTCAATAAACACCGGAGTTACAATATTTTACAATGAATTACCTACGATCGTGGTATATAGAAAAGAGGAGCTACTAAAAGTGCTTTTTCATGAGCTTTTACATTTACATAATACTCATCCATTAAATGAATACGATATATATTATGATAATATATGCAAAACAAATTGGAATATTGTAAGGGATGGATCTTTAAATTTATATGAAGCATATGTGGAAGTGTTTGCCGTTATTATACATTCATTTATATATGCGTATTGTCATCACAAAGACAAAATTACCCTTAAAAAATTCCAATCAGTTTTTAATAGAGAAAAGAAGTATTCACAAGATATTTTGGATGATATAATTACATTAAGGGGTAATAATTATTTGCATGAAAGTACAAACATATTTTCATATTTTTTTGTTAAATGTGCAATTTTTCAAAATATGGATCTGTTTTTTGAATCAATTGACAAAGATAACTATTGTATTATTGATGGAAATGAAACAAAATATCTTCGAAATATGTTAGAAAATATGAAAAAAATAAAAAAGAAAATAAAAAGGACCTCTTTTAGAATGACCATATCTGATATAGTAATATAAACATATTTAAAGATACCTATCATTAACAATTTAAAATATCAGTAACAATCATGCCACCTAAAAGGGTAAAGAAAATTGCTGAGCTTGATTCTAAAATTGTTGATACTCAACCTAAAGATGTTAAGAAGTCTGTAAAAAAAACCGTTTCTAATAAACAACCGGTAACAGTTGAGGAAACTAAACCGGTAGCAGTTGAGGAAACTAAACCTGTAGCAGTTGAGGAAACTAAACCTGTAGCAGTTGAGGAAACTAAACCGGTAACAGTTGAGGAAATTAAACCGGTAACAGTTGAGGAAATTAAACAAGAACCAGAACCAGAACCAGTTGAGGATACTAAATCTGATACTGATATTAAGTCGGACAAGTCTGAAACAGAGAAGAATGCCTTTATTACGAAACTTAATCTGTTTACATCTAAGGTTGCTGCTATTAATCGCGAGGTAAGGGAGCTTCAGACTATTGGTAGGACTTTGGAGAAAGATTTTACACAGGTTATTAGAGCCATTTCTAAACAGAAAAGTAAGAATCGGATTAACACGGAGAATCGTCCTCTAAGTGGTTTTGCGATGCCATCTTTGTTGAGTAAGGAGCTATATTCATTCTTGAGTATTGAAGAAGGTACACGCATCCCTCGTAAGGATGTAACTAGAATGTTGAACGAATATATTAAACGAAATGATCTTCGAAATGAGAAAGATAAAAGGCACATTATTCCCGATGCTGCACTAACAAAGATTTTTGGATGTAAAGAATCTGATACTGTGACATACTTTAATCTACAAACTTATATGAAGCATCATTTTATCAAGGAGATTAAACAACCTACTACTACATTTGAACCTATTGCAGTGTAAGTAAGAAAAAAGGGTTAGTTTTCAGTTGTTTTGTGTTGTTTTTTTTAATTATATATGATTAAAAAAAATCTTATATTATAAATAAATATTCATGTCTAAATTGATTAATGAGGAGTTAAAAAGGAAAGCTGTTGATATGTTAAGCTCAGCAAATCCAGCGGTGCTATTTTTATCAAATTTAACAAAAAAAGAAAAATTCTCCACCAAAGAACATTTTAAAGAAAGTACAGGTGGAGGCGTACTTGTATTTTTCATTTTATTGCTTTTTGTCATATATATGATGGCTATGATTGTAACGTGGGTACGTCTTGTTTTCATTGCATCAAGCTGTAGTATAGGAGAGGGTGTTGCTGCTTTTTTTGTAACATCGACCTACACTTTGTGGAAAATGGGAACATTAATACAAAATGATTGTAAAAAGGGTTTATTTTAAATTAGGTATTATTATTGGTCCCAACCAAAATATTCAAGAGCTCTCAATGAAGCATTAATTTCAGCAGTTTTTCTGTTTTTTCCTTTACCAGTTGAAATAATCTCATTATTAGGATTTTTAATACAAATTGTATGAATTTTTGTATTATCCTTCTCAGTTATGTCTAATTCCAATAACTTTGGTATCCATTGAAAATTGTGCTGGCAATTTTTTATTAGTTTATCTTTAGGATTTACCTGCTGATTAACTAATTTGGAAAAATCAATATATGTTTCTATTGTATCTATAATAAATTCTCTTACAATTTGGAATCCTGTTCCAGATGTTTGTAATGTAGTCATTTTTTTACATTGTATATCATTATACGAGTTGAAATCAATATAAATAGCACCAATAAGAGCTTCAAATGCATCTTCCAAAATTTTTACATTAGCACGACCATTGTTGGATTCGATCTGTTTACTTATTATGATATGCTTTCCTAAATCAAGTTTTTTAGCTAAAAATCCTAACATATTACCATTGACTAACCGTGTTCTCATGATCGTTAAAAAACCTTCATTTACACTAGGATATCTCTCAAAAAGGTAATCGGCTACAACAAGATTGAGTACTGCATCACCCAAGAATTCTAGTCGCTCGTTTGATTCCTCTTGTAATGGTAAACAATTATTTGGACATTCTACATTTCCACTAATGAAGTTTTCATTTTTTCTTGTACAATATGATTTATGTAGTAATGCTTTACGATAAATGGAAATATCTATAGGGTCTTTAGTCATATTATGTAACTCGAGTATGTTTTTAATCGTTTCAATCTGTAACAGTTTATTCTGTGGATTAAAAGGTGTCTCATTAAGTGATGTCATTGTGTATTAAGTAATATAATAATATACAAGTTTTAACAATATCAAGTATAATATGTATAAGTCTTTAAGTATAATTCAAAATCAAATTTTTACTAAAATGTAAGAACTAAGAATAGAATATATCAAAAATATATGTATATAAACAAAAGAAATGTCAACCGATGTAAATACAGATGAGTGGGTTTCAAGTATGTCCAAAACTTTTCCAACATGGATAACTAAAACTTTTAAAAAATATTCTACGAATAGAACTGAAACTGAAACTGAAACTGAAGTTGAGGGCTGTAACATAACAAAAGAAAGATTCACTCTGATGCCACATCAAGAGTTCATTCGTGATTATTTACAACATAAAAGTCCGTATCGTGGACTATTATTATTTCATGGTTTAGGTGTTGGGAAAACTTGTGCGTCAATCGCAGTTGCTGAAATGATGAAAAATACTTCAAGATCTGTCATGGTCATGTTGCCTGCATCTCTAGAGATGAACTATAGAAATGAGATAATGAAATGTGGACATGAACAATATTCATTAAATCAACATTGGAAATTTGTTTCGATAAAATCAAAGACTTTCGAAAAAGTGGTTGACGAGTTTGGTGTAAGTTCAGATATTACAAAACGAATAGGTGGAATTTGGAAGACAATGAAGAAAAAATCTCCAAATTACAAAGAGCTAACTTCTAATGAACAACAAAACATTCAACAACAGGTACATTCTATGATATCTTCAAGATATGAGTTTTTCCGATACAATGGGATGAAAATGAAAAAATATAAGGCTATGACTTCCGCAAAAAATATTTTCGACGATAAATTGGTAATAATCGACGAGGCACATCTATTTATATCAACAGTAGTTAACAGTAATAGTAAAAAGGAGCAACAAAAAACAAATAAAGAAGAAAATGAGCTGTCAATCACGATATATCGAGATCTAATAAACGCAAAGAATGTGAAACTTGTACTATTAACCGGTACACCTATTATTAATTATCCAAAGGAAATTGCATACACACTCAATCTTTTGAAGGGTGTAACAACAATATACAAAATACATTTTAAAAATCATTTTACTAATAACTTTTTGTTACAAAACCATCCAGATGTAGAATATCACGAAATTAAAGAAAAATCAGGACATAATCGAGTTGAACTTGTTCTTACACCATCTGGATTTCAAAAAAATAAGAAAGGCCTTCTTGTATATGTGGGTGGAAAAGAAACTACAGATGTAGAAAGAGTTGCTTCCATCGTAACAGATATGAAAAAATCAGGTGTTTTAATCAGTAACTATTCTGAAAAGAAAGATTTCTTTAAAGAAAGAATTAAGTTATTTCCAACGGAAAAAAATGATTTCGATGATTATTTTATCGACTACGAAAAAAACGAAATTAAAAATGAGGATCTGTTTATGAGACGAATGATAGGAATAGTCAGCTATTATGAGAGCACCGATATGTCGCTTTATCCCAGAAATTTAGGCGAACAAACACAAGAATTATTCTTCTCAGAGCATCAGTTTAATAAATATGCACTAAAGCGTGACGAAGAAATTAAAAAAGATGCAAAAAATAAAAAGATTCAAAAAACTGGTTTGTTTCAAACATCTGGCGTCTTTAAAACATTCTCACGCATTCTATGCAATTTTTCGTTTCCTGAAGAAATAGAAAGGCCTTTTCCAAAAAAACGCTTATCTTATATGAATGAAGAAATAGATATTGACGAAGATCTTCAGAACGATATAGAAAATTACGAAAGTAATTTGTCCACAAAAAATATAGCCAAAAAAAAATATGAAGTAAAAATTATGAAAGCATTCAAAGAACTTGATGAAAGAAGAGACGAGTTTTTAACAAAAGATTTAAAATTATACTCACCAAAATTTGAAAGAATCATAGAGAACATGAAGAAAACGCCTGGAACATCTTTAGTATATTCACAATTCAGAACGATGGAAGGTTTGGGTATTTTTGGATTGGCTTTGAAAGCAAGAGGCTATGCCGAAATGAAAATCGGTATTGAAAAAAATAAGGTACATATTCATGTTGCGGAAGAAGATTACCTCAAGCCTAAATATGCCTTTTTTTCAACAAACAAAGACATATCTAATATAATCTTAAAAATATTCAATTCTGAATTAGATTCGTTGGATTCAGATGTGCGAAAAAAATTATCATTAATGGATAGTGAAGGAACTAAAAATGATAATCTTCGTGGTTCGTTGATAAAGGTTATCATGATTACACAATCTGGTTCCGCAGGTATATCTTTGAAAAATGTGAGACAGGTTCATATAATGGAACCTTATTGGAACAAATCACGTATTGATCAAGTTATTGGTCGTGCAAATAGAACTTGCTCTCACCTTGCTTTACCTCTAAAAGAAAGAAACTTTAGTGTATTTATGTATCGTATGAAAATGACTGAACTACAGGCAGGTAAGTCTAAGTTTATAAAATCAGCTGATAAAATGAAATCCACAGATCAAGTCATTTACGAACTATCGAAAAGAAAAGACACTATAATTTCCAAACTCCTTAAGGTTATTAAAAGAGGGTCGGTTGATTGTTCCATACACAAAGGACTTAATAAAGATATAGAATGTTGGTCGTTTCCCTTAGATGTTAATGTTTTTGATAGAGCGTATTTATCTCGTATTGAAGATGATTATCATAACATAGACCAACAAGCTATTTCTAAGATTAAGGTAAAACCATATAAAGTTATTATTGATAAAAATGAATACATTTGGATATCTGATACAGATGAGTTGTTTGATTATCAAATGTATGCAAAAAGTGGTGTATTAGATAAGGTCGGTTTGATGAAAAATAATAAGAATGGATGGTATAAATTAACACTGTTTAAGAAATAAAAGTATTAACAAACACACGATTATTGTTCAAAAAACTAAAATAATAGTATAATTAAACATTATTAAGTAATTTTAATGATAAGACTATTAAATAAAGATGTATTTCACAATAAAGAAGATAATATTTTAAAAACAGCTATAATTAATAATAGTACCTTTGTAATTTTAAATCTCTTGAGATTTATTGTTACATATAAACAAGCTAATTCTTTTAAATTACCAGAGCTCTTTCAGCTTTCTTTGAATCAACCTATCAAGAACGAGCAAATTGGGTTATGTTTACTAGAAAAGATCGTATCTTTATATCCAAGTGATTCAATTGAAAAGAACGTGTTACTCATAGCAGCTATACAAGCTAATTCACTCAATATCGCAAGACGATTACTAATATTTGGTGCTAATCCTAACTATATAGATGGTACAAATACATCATTTTTATATTATGTTCTGGAAACTGAAAATTCTGATTTACTTCAGTTACTAATAGATCATTATAATATTAATGTTAATGAAATATATAGAGAAGAAAATATCATATTTCATGCAATTTCTAAAAACAACAGTGAACTATCCAGTATTTTGATTGAAGGTGGGACAAACATTAATTGTAAAAATGTAAAAAATGAATTTTTGATTGAAGCTTATATAAACAAAGGATGGTTTATACATGTTAAACATATTTTGGAAAAAGGATTCGATCAACTCTATAATGACGACCTGTTGTTCCTTAGAATGTGTAAAAGCGCCTTAAACAGAAGATCAACTATTATATTTCATTTAATTATGACAAATTATTTTGCTACAAAAATAGCACGATGGTGGAGGAGAATAAAAAGAAAGCTGTAAATCATGTTTTAAGATTATTTTATTCATTGTTGGATATTTCATTCGAAGCGATCACTTCTGAATCGTTAACAAGTAACTCGTGTTCATTAATAACATTTTGTTCGAAAATAGAGTCAATTTGAATGTATGTGATTTCAAATTTGAGCAAGTGTTCTGTCATATTTTCAAAAACTTCTTCATTATATTTTGTAAATTTAATTTGAAGTTTGTTTAATTTGTTTAATGGAGACTGAAAATATTTTTTCGCTATAAAATCTTTACCAGAAATCCTGCTTAATATTGAATCCGATAAGGGTAATTGTAAAAACGCACTCTTAGAATTTTTCTTGATTGATATGTTTTTAGTGTCAAACTCTTCTATATGTAAATTTACATAAGTATCGTCGACACCCACAATATCTGGTTTGGAATATTGAGCATACATAAATTTTATTTTAAGAATGTTTCTTAGTAGAATGTCAAGCTCTATAATATATTCACTTGGATTTGGGAATTTTATTATATCTCGATCACGACTATCAACAATCAAATATGTTTTATTTGTTTTTGGGATATTTAATTTAACATCCCCTCTTAAACTACCATTATTGCTCTTTTCGATGTCTTTTATTGCTACATGATGACTATTTTTAACACTCGGTGTATCTTCTAATTGCATAAATTGTTCAGTAGTGTTATAAAACTCTTTTGGATGTTTTTCAGAGTTTTGTTTATAAATATCAGATAACCAAGTCTTGTCCACATTATCATTTTCGTATGAGGTCTGTTTCATATCACGCGAATGCTCTAAAGAATGCAGCATTTTCACAAAATCAGCTGTACATAAGGCTTGATCTGTACATACATCAGATGGTAACGGTGTATGAGAAACACGCGACTCTCTTTCGTTGGTTCTCAATTCAGATATCTCAGTGAATTGTTTATTTACATCATTTGAAAATAATCCACCACTATTCTTACTGGACTGTGGTCTATCACTTTCGTACAAGTGTATAGTTTTGTCCTTATGTACCTCTCGATCTCGATTTAATGATGTGTTGTTTAATTTAGATTTATCCAAACTTAATTTTTGTTTTATCACATTTTTTACAATAGATAATGTTATTTTGTTCAAATCAAGTAACGGGATGTTGTGATTTGCAGAGTTGTCAGTCACTCTCATCATTGTTTCATAAATAATTTGCTTAAGTTTAACATCGGAATGATTTTCAATATTTATTGAATATCTTTCAATCATAAACTTTTCAAAAATACTCATAAGATTTTGTAAATTTTCAATGGACATAAAGTTTAACGATTTATCCATTGGATATTATTTTTAAAATTAAATATATTATATTTTCTTATAGTTAAACTACAAATATCATCATGGCAACAAATTCAATGAACGAAAGTTTTCAGAGTTTTTTTTCGGATGTGCGAAGTAATCCGTTTATCATACCATTACCAGAAAAAGGAACAGATAATATAAAATACATTAAATATTTGATCGATAGTAGAGACAGAAATAAAACCGTGTTTCCTTCGTCTTCAACATATGATGTGGATTTATATCAAAATCTTAATAATATCGTATCATTAGAACTTATGTTAGCAGATGTGCCTTTTTCACGATATCTCATTCATAAGCATAACAATACATTACATTATTCAACGGGTACAACAACTGAAGAAAATGTAGTGACCATTGAAGAAGGCGATTATGAAAACGATATCAATTCTATAATAACAGCTTTAGATACAGCTCTTCCAAATGGTATGAATATCACATTGAATACAAAAAACAAAAAAGTTACTTTTACAAGCGATACACAGTTTACACTAAACTTTAAGGGTAATACTGTAAATAATCTAAATAATCCAGGAAGTAATAATATGGATGTTTCTATGAAATCTAATTCTATTGGTAAAGTTATTGGATTCGGTATTGATAATTATACATCAATAAATAATATAAGCAAATCAAACTACGAAATTGTCAGTCCGTATCCAATATCTTTCAATATTGAAAAATACATCGTAATGCGGGTTAAAAGAGCGAAAGTGTATACGGCAAATAACAAACCAATGGATGATTGTTTTGCAATTTTGAACAATACATCCAATTGTGAGCCAAACAATAATTATGTTACTTCGGTTGTTAAACATTTCAACCCACCTTTATCTGATTTTAAAAAACTTAGCATAACCTTTTATGATTACTACGGTAACATCTATGATTTCAATAATAGAGATCATCATTTTCAAATGAAATTTGGCGTTCTTAGAGAAGGTCGACGATTATGAATTTTAAAATACGGAAAATAATTTTGCTAACAATATTTTTAAAAAAATAAACTAAATTTTTGGTGTATATAAAATATCTCGATACTTGTGCACAACATCATCATGAATATCTTGTTGTATAATAGATTCGAATGATCGTTTATTAAGAAACTCAATCAAGAAATACAAACAAAACATTCCACATTCAGTATTTTTAAACTGAAATCGTTTTTTGTTTTCTAAAATTTCAAACTTACTTGCAATTTTCTTATCATAATACTTTTGTATTTGGCCTTTCGTAGAATGCATAAATGTTGCTATCTCTTGTGGAGTTTCTGTAGAGTTTGTATCTATGAAATAACACCCGAAGTTTTTCATATGAGGTTTTAAACCAATATACAATAAAACCCAATGAGAACCGGGTTCATAGTGCTTGTCGAGGTTAAAAATGACACCCACTTGATTATATTTAGCTTTAATAAATCTTTCCACATTAAAATTACATAACTCAGGAGAAATACATGAATTGCCGTTACTTTTATAAGCAAAATCAATAGGATGAACTCCTAAAAACTTGAAACTTTTATAATGTTTTTCATATTGATGCATCACATTTAACAAATCACATGTGTTTAACCATTCTTTATCGTTAATGTACCATGTGTCCGGTTTTTGTGGACGAAAAGCTTCTTTTAGTTGTTTTCGAGTATCTTTTGAAATAACCTTCATAAAATCTAAATCAGGCCATTTAGATTCATGTACAGTTAGTCTTTGTTGTAAATCTTTTAATAGGATATGCTTCTTTACTTTAAGAGGACTCTTCTTTAAAGGTTTAGCGTCGTTATATCTTTTAGCAAAGATAAGTAGTTCGTCTTTACTAAAACAGGTTGCATTTTTTTTATAAAGCGATTCATTTTCTGGTGAACAAAAAGAGGCACACATTGTATATCTTTAAGATATAATAACAAAAATTGATTTTGAAAAAGGGTAAAAACAATTAAAATAAAGAATCATACCATAATAACATCAATACAATAAGAGTGTAAAACAGGTCGTTATATTATTGTTTTTTTGAAATTATATTAAAAATATTTTCAAATTATAATTATAATGTCTCTCAAAAATGGACGAAATACTTCTTTCTTCACAGAACATGTCAACCAGTTCAAGACTGTAAAAACAAGCACTTTTACACACACAAGTATAATGAATCCTATTGGATCTTTTTATATACCTGGTGTGGAAGAAGATTCTTTTTTAGATAATTACAATGATGCATTGAAAAAAGGGGAGTTATTACATTTTACAGAACGACATAGAGACATTTCTCCTATACTTATTGATTTGGACTTTCGTTATGAAAATAATGAAAAGAATAAAAACAGACAACATACAATTGAAGATATTAACGAATTCATCAACATATATATCAGCGAGTTATATAAATATGTTGATATTTCCAAATTTGAGGTTTATATCATGGAAAAATCTGGACCAGTATATGATTGTAGAAAGAATGTTATCAAAGATGGTATTCATATTATTATTCAAAATGTAGTTACTAAACTTTCATTACAACTTTTGATTCGTGATAATCTGTTAGAAAAAGCTAATAAGATTTGTAAAAAACTAAATACAATAAACGATATCAATGATATTTTTGATAAAGCGGTCATTGATAAGAACAACTGGACAATGTACGGAAGTCGTAAACCTTATAATGAACCATATGTATTATCCCATCACTATACATACACATTTGATGATGATTGTATTATGGTTTCAAAGATGGAAAACCCTATTTATATAGATACTCCGTGGATATACACAAAAGTGTTAAGTATAAGAAATAAGCTTATTCCAACGAAACATAAAGCTAATGTGAGCGAACTAATAGATGAAACGGAAAATAGGTACCAAAATAACATGACTAAACAAATGGTGATTATGAAAAGTCAACAGACTAAGGAAAATAGAAATTTAAAAAATAGCGAGAATTACGAATTAGCGAAATCATTAATACTTATTCTTAAGAGTGATAGAGCTGATTCTTATCAAAACTGGATCGGTGTAGGATGGTGTGTCCGTAATATAGATAATCGTTTACTTCCCGAATGGATCGAGTTTAGTAAAAAGTCATCAAAGTTTGTTGATGAAAATGAATGTGAAAAAGCATGGCGATATATGAAAGACAGTGGATTGGGTCTAGGGACTTTATGTATGTGGGCAAAAAGCGATAATGTTGATAAATACAATGAAATTATGAGATCTTCGTTATATTCATTAATGTTAACAAGTACAAATGATACAGATTATGATATCGCCATGGTAATATATAATAAATTTAAGCAAGATTTTGTATGTGCTTCGATAAGAAATAGAGTATGGTACGAGTTTAAAAATCATAGATGGGTAAAATGTGAAGACGGTTATGTGTTGAAAATGAAAATGTCTACAGAGGTCTCTAGAGATTATTTGAAACTCGCATCAGAGTTCGCTGCGAAAGCCGCAGCTACCGAACAACAAGAAGAACAAGAACAATTTACCAAAAAGAATCAACTATTGTCAAAAATAGCAAATAAGTTAAAACGAACAGATTTTAAAGATAAGATGTTGAAGGAGTGCGCATCATTATTTTTCAATGAGAAATTTGAAGACGAACTATTGGATGCTAATCCAAACTTGATTGGGTTTGAAAACGGAGTGTACGATCTTAGCAATCTTGAGTTTCGTGAAGGTCATCCCGAAGATTATATCAGCTTCAGTACCAAGATTAATTTTATTGAATATGATCCCCAAGATCAATATATAGAAAGAATTATGGAATTCATGAGTAAAGTATTACCTAATAAGGCTGTTCGAGAATATATGCTAACATTGATGTCAAGTATGCTCGATGGTAACAACAAAGAAGAAAAATTCTATATATGGACAGGTCATGGTAGTAATGGAAAAAGTAAATGTATTGAATTGCTTGAAAAGGTTTTGGGTGATTATGCGTGCACTTTTAATATTACATTATTAACAAGTAAAAGAGTGGGTTCCAGTCAAACAAATAGTGAACTTGTTCGCGCTAAAGGACGAAGATTCGCTGTTTTACAAGAGCCCGAAGAAGGTGAAAAAATAAACGCTGGTTTCATGAAAGAATTAAGTGGTAATGATAAAATTATTGCCCGTGGTCTTTACAAAGAATCTATTGAATTCAAACCTATGTTTAAAATGGTTCTAACTTGTAATCATCTTCCGAGTGTACCTCCTGAAGATGGTGGAACTTGGCGCAGAATCAGACTGGTAGAATTCGATTCGCATTTCTGTGAAAACCCGAATCCGGCTAACAAAAAAGAATTCCATATCGATAGAGAACTTGCTTTCAAGTTTGATGATTGGAGAGAAACTTTCATGTCACTATTGATTCATTATTTTAAAATGTATAAAGATCATGGTATTTATGAACCTACTGAAGTATTACAATGCACTAAAAATTATCAAAGAAGCAATGATGTTCTTGGTGAATTCATGGATACATTCATCATAAAAGATGAAAACAAAGTATTAATATTGGAAGATATGTACAGTGAATATAAAGAATGGCATAAAACTGAAGCAATAGGTACAAAACTTTTACGAAAGAAAGGTCTGAAAGAATATTTTGATAAACATTTTGCGCAATCAATTATGGTTAATGGTGCAATATGTTGGAATGGTTATTGTATCAAGTTATCGTATGGATACGAAGGTTTAGATGATGATAATGAATAAAGTTGTGATATTTAAACGAAATATTGAACATTAAAAAACACTTATTTAAAAATTGATTTGATTTTTTTATTATGTTGTAGAAAGAATACAATCTTACTCGATTATACAAATGGATGCAAGTAATGATATTTATCGTAGTTTTACAGTTATCAAAGATATGCTCACAGATCAAGGAAAGGACATCGACCTTTTAAACTCTATTTCCAAATCCGAGTTGGAAACAATGTTCCGTGTTAATGAAAACATATTTCAAATTCCCGTAAATAACAACATGAAGATTATATATTACATGAACTCAAAGTTTAAAGTTCAAGATCTTAGGAAGTACATTCATCCTGTTGATAATGAAAATATTCAAGAGATTCTTCTTGTTTTTAGGGAAAAAATAAACAATTTTAATGCAAAAAATATTGAAGAATTTGATAATATGCATCTTCAGGTGTTTTTGATAAAAGAGTTATTATTCAACGTTTCCAAACATAATTTGGTTCCTAAACATGAGGTTATTCGAGATCAGGATGAAATAAACAAACTTATACAAAAGTTTAACTTAAAAAGCAAATTACAATTTCCAGCAATTTTAAAAACAGATCCAATGGCGAAGTATTTAAACATATATAGTGGACAGTTGGTGAAGATCACTAGAGTTTCTCCGTCAGCTGGTGAGAGCATTATGTATAGATGTTGTGTGTAAAAAAGTATAAAATATAAATGGCGTAAAACTGATTACAAATTTAAGAGCAATAATATCTAATTATAATATAAAATTATAAATATGGCAACAGCAAATGCTTGGGATTATGAAGAAAAACGTTTTTGGAAAAAAAGTGATTCTCCCTCCACCACCACAGATGGATATGAGAAACTAGTAGAAAATCTTACTAAAATTACAAATTCCGCCAGTGGTGATGTGAAACAACTTATACCAGCTGAACTGATTGATTTTTTTAGTTTAGAAAAATTTGAGGCCGCATTTACTATTTCTGATAAGATTGATGTTGCGAATAATATATTTACTGGCGCTTTTACCGATGAGACTGCACTTTGGAGCCAGTTGACATCTTCTAATAATGACACCCTTAAAAGGTATTATGAGCGTATTCGAGCCATTCCAGAAGTACAAGCCGGTGATAACATGTTAATAAGTCATCTTGCTACAACAGCGGAACAAGTTGTTAAATATTTTACATGGTCTTCTATATTATACACATGTATGTATGCTGGTTCTGTATCTGCTGATAAGCCACCTATCCACGACAAAATCACTTTACCAGCTCGTAATGCTAGTATTACACTTAATACACTTCCAAGTGGGGAAGATTCAGACGAACTAAGAGCAATCCAATATGCAAATGGTGGTACTGGTAGTGTTTTTACGGCGACTTCCATACAACCTTACAATGTAAGTAAAATCATCGATGCGATATACGAGATTAACGATAACATGAATATCCGCAATGAAACCTACAATACACTCGTGACTCAAAACATTAGTCTTAATAATACATTTGAAAACCAGGACCTCATTATTGGGGAAAAAGAAACTATGTTCAATAAACATAGATCATATGTTTTAACAATGATGAATAAAAACACCCGCATCAACAAACTGTATAATAAAAAACGGTTTTGGTTTTGGGTGTTTCTTGTTGTGTTCCTATTTTATGTATTTGGAATGGTGTCTTTATTGTACACTGGATCGTCAAATCTTTTAGGAATGAATGCACAATTAGTTGGAAATGTTATTGTGGTTCTTAACACTCTTATCGTTGTTGCTATTTTGTTATATCATGTTCTACATTATTTTTTCAAGAATAAATTCTTTTTCTAATATAAAAAGTGTCTATTATGGGTGAAAGACAACAGTTGAAAAATAAAATACATTACATGTCCAAAATGATTATTAACAATATACCAGATCAAACAGGATGGGCTTTTGCATTCAAAAGATGGAGAGGTTATATGGATAATACAGTTTTTCCAACAAGAATAGAATCAGCTTCTATTCTTGGAACTTTAGCGAACGAACAAACTGACCTTAAAAACAAGAATGGAATGATTGTTGACACTCAGAAAGAACAACTTGATGCTATTGAAAGAGTTGTCTCTGATTTTTACAATAAAGGCTATAGCTCGTTTCGTTCTTTTCAACTTAATGATTATAAAATAAATCACAAACAATTTCAGATGACACAGTTAAAATATATTTTAATTTTATTTGCAATCAGTATGACTATGTTAGGGATGTCATTACTCAATAAAATAAATCAAAATGTCGCTTCTGTAACTATTGCAATTATTGTAATATTATATAGTATATATTTATACCTTAATATTCAACAGAATAAAATGAGAAGAAAATATGAATGGGAAAAAATGTATTATAAGGGTCCCAAAAAGACAGAACATTGTAACAGTAGCTCGGAATATTCAATTTAATTGATATATGGTATGTAAGTTGGTCCGTTTTTTTTATATAAATTCACTTTGAACTCTCCTTCGTAGCCTATCACATTCACAACATCATTCGAGAAAATTTCTTCACATCCATATTCATTCCAACAATCTTTGTTATTGTGCACAATAGACAAGTTTAATGTATTATATCCATCACTGGATGTATAGTAACTCCATTTCGAACTAGCGTTATGTACCTGTCTACCATATAATGGCAATATCTTTTGATTAACCGAATCATTTAATACTCCAATGATGGTATAATTTTTAGGATAACCTCGTGTATGAATATTAATTGGTATTTTATTGACTACATGTACAGCATCGTCGTTTGTGGACGTATTTTGATTTACATCATTTAATTGTTGTTCAAGTGTTATCGCATTATTATTTATTGTTCTTTTTTTTACAAGATATTCTAAGTCGTTAATTTTACTTTTTAATAAAATCTCTTGTTGTTTCATATTCATAAAATATACTGTCATTGCAAACACAATTAGAACAATTGTGAATGATAATAAATCTAAAACCATAATTTTGTAAATATCCATTTTTTTATATTTACATATAAATAAAATCAGTATGCCAGTCATTGTTATGAATGATCAATCCGATATAAAGAATGTTTCAAATATCAGTGTTGTTGCAGACGTATTTATAATATTTATTTTAGGGTTATTTTTACTCGTGTTAATGACAACTTATACAAACAACATTCGGTTGTTTGTTTTGTCCCTTGCTGTATATTTTATAGGAATGAATATTTATATTTTACTTTACATTACTTCAATAAATGACAATAAAATAAAGAAAACTCTCAAACATCGTATATTAAACTTTATGGGAATTTATAATATATTTTTGGGTATGTTTTTGATTATATTATCTTTTATGTATTCTTCTTAATCGACTTGAACACAAAGTTTGTAGTATTAGTTGTCTACTAAAAATATATTTTGATCGTAGCCAGATATGTTTTTTTCTAACCCTTGTATATTATGTTGATCCCCTAATTCATTATAAAATAACTCAATATTAATGGGATCGAATACATTTGTCTGCATTTTTTCTAATCTACTGTCCATGTTGTTGAAATGTCTAGAAACTGCATTGGATGCATTAGGATAGGAAGGAGTTTGTTGTTGAGTCTCATTCAAATATATTGGTGGTGAAGGGGGAATAGGATGACTTTTGTAAGTGTCTTTAGTGTCTTTAGTGTCTTTAGTGTCTTTAGTGTCTTTAGTGTCTTTAGTGTCTTTATATTTGTTCGTGTTCATATTTGTTTTGGATTTTTGTGTTATTTTTTCTTTTTCATTTAGTTTTGTCCTTTGTATGTTAAATATGAACAAAACAGATAAACATATTAACAATAAGGTTAAACTTACATCATCATATAGCAATGACATTAGAGTGATAAATAAAAGACCTAACATGATTTTATTTTGATTCTTTCTTATAGTTCCATTTAAAGGTATTATACCTACTAATAGTAATAAAACAATCAAACTTATTTTTATAAGAATCATTTACTTATAAATTACAAAAAAAACATTGACAAAGAAAAAATACAATGAACAATAAAGAAGTTCAGGTAACATCTTTATCGTATAGAGGATATGGTGTCTCTTTGATTAATAACGAGTCGATGATTGACAATCTTAGAAAAGAATTGACGGTGCAATCAAACAACCAAGGATATGTTTTAAATCAAAACGCAAACAAGTTTACTGTGTATATGGAGAGCTCTAAGAAAATATACATTCCAAAACATTATGGTCTCAAACATTTTGGATTACCTCATACAAATTCGATATCAGATGGTGACGATATGAGTTCAGATGCAATATTTTGTGGAGTTATTCGTGATAACCAGATTGAACCAGTCAATTCATATCTAAAATATGCAAAAGATCCGAAACAAATGGGTGGAATATTGGAGTTACCACCTGGTTGGGGAAAAACGGTCATTGCATTGTACTTAGCAGCAACCTTGCATAAAAAAACATTAGTGGTAGTTCATAAGGATTTCTTATTGAAGCAATGGAGGGAACGTATTTCTCAATATATTCCTAAAGCCCGAATCGGTATAATCAAACAATCAATATGTGAAACTGAAAACTGTGATATTGTTATTGCTAGCCTTCAGACTTTATGTTTACGAGATTTTGATGATAAAACTTTTGGGATGGTAATTGTTGATGAGTGTCATCATATGGGTGCACAAGTATTTTCACAATCTTTTCATAAATTAAATTTTAGATATTCTTTAGGACTGTCGGCTACCGTAACTAGAACAGATGGATTAACAAAAGTGTTCAAGTGGTTTTTAGGAGATATCGTATACAAAGGAAAAAGAAACAAGGATGAACAGAAAGGTCTCTCTGTTAAAATGATAGAGTTTGAAAATCACGAAGCGAGTTATAGGGGTGAATGTTTATTGTTTAATGGTAAACCTAATGTTTCTAGAATGATAAATAAGATTTGTTCTTTTACACAACGCACAGATATGATTTGTGATAAAATTAACGAAATAATGACAAATGAACCCAATCGAAATATGTTAATCTTAAGTGATAGAAGACAACATTTGGTTGATATTCATTCAACCTTATGTGACAGAAACAGTTTTAGTACAACCTGTATGGGGTTTTATGTAGGTGGAATGAAAAACGATGATTTAAAAACAAGTGAATCCAAACGAATACTATTGGGAACGTATAACATGGTAAGTGAAGGTTTTGATCTACCTAAGTTGGACACTTTGGTAATGATATCACCGAAATCGAATGTTGAACAATCTATCGGGAGAATTCAAAGAAAATCAATGATAGATCGTGAATATACACCTTTAGTAGTTGATATTGTTGATAATTTTTCTGTATTTGGTAATCAAGCCAAAAAAAGACATTTATTTTATAAAAAAAGCGGGTTTCATATTATAGGTGGTAAACACTTTGAAAAAACAAAAGATTCTTTTAATTTAAATGGTAAATCTTTATTTATGTTGGAAAGTTAGACCAAAATAAAATATGTTAAAGTTTAATAGATTTATTCAATGTTCGCTTTAGTTCTAAAAAACTCTATACTAATGCTCCTCATTATATTTATAGTTCATTTTATGATACTTAACTATGTTAATGATATATCCACCAATTCATGTAAAAATAAGATGTCTCCTTTAAATACTTCAATATTAGATACCATTCCGGTTGAGAACACTACGCAAGTAGGAATAAAGAAAATACATAATCCCAATCCCAATCCTAATCCTAATCCCAATCCCATACCTACCATCTCTCCTGAAACAGACTTACAAGATCTATACGATTATGTATTCAACGAAAATGAGGATAAAGCAATGGGAAACAATGATCAATTAGATCAATTTTTTACCAATGAAATACTTAAAAAAAAACATGTTGATGTACCATGTATACATCAACCTGATAAAATTGGAGAAACTAAAGATTTTTGTTTAAGTGAACTTGATAATTTCATTAAAAACAATACAAAAACGCCAATAGGGCATGATAATAATGAATCTACAATAGATGGTAACCATCCTATAATTTTTGAATACAACGAATCTGATCAAGAATTGCATGGATTTGAAACATATGAGTCAAGCTTCATGAAGTTTTAAAAATTTGATTTAAGAGTTCTTACTTTGAAACATTTATATTCAAACATTGGTGGTAACTCCAATATGCAAACACAATATATTTCATTTTGCAATAAGAACGGTTTAAATATTAAATCTAATTCTGTAAAGACTCAGATTTTAAATGATTTGCAAGACAAATATGACATCAGAATTATAGATAGACACCATGAAGTTTTCAATAAAGAAAAACACTTTAATCGGCTTGAAAGAATACCACATGTGTGTTCTTTAAAATCAAACGGAAATCCATATTTAATGTTTATGACAAAGATAGATTTTGTAAACACTGTTGTTATGATTGATAAAAAGATTCAAATGGGATACTCGTTACCAAGAATGATTATAATTCGCTTATGTATCACAAACGATGCATTATTTAACAATACTCTTATAGAAGGGGAAATGATCCACGATACCAATGACGATTGGTTATTTCTAATATCGGATCTTTTAGTATATTGTGATGTGTCACTAAAAACGAGTAATGATTTATTTAAGAGAGTCAATAAGATGTATGCTTTGTTAAAGACGGATTATGAAGCCTTATCTATGGACCTATTCTCGATACAAATAAAAAAATATGTATCTTTGAATGATATACAATGGTTATATAATGACTTTTCAAAACAATTGCCTTATACAACAAGAGGAATGTATCTTAAACCTCTATATTGTAAATTTAGAGATATTCTTATAAATTATGATAACACTCTCATTAAAAAGAATGTTCGTGAAAAATATGCAACTGATACACATTTCTTAACCTCAAAAACAGAGGTCATTGAAAATATCAAACACAAATCAGTTGAAAAATATGAAATATGTAGTACATCATATGTAGATGATAAAAACATTAGAGACTTTAATATTCAGAAAACTGATATACCAGATCTATACAAGATATATGATATAAACAACGACACTTATATTGGTTTCGCTTGTGTAGACTCCCTAAAAACGAGTAAGATGTTGTCATGGGATTTTAAAGATAGCTCTTTACTTACAAAACTAAAGTTCTCATGTAAAAAAACTAAAAACACAAATTTTACGAACATATGGATACCAACTACTCGAATGATGTAATTATATTAGACACCTCTTTTATTAAATCAATATCACTATTAACATCACAATTTTCTTTATTATGATAGTGAATATTCACAAAATATCGAACAGATCCTAACTCGGACATATATTCTACTTTGCATAAATTTAGATAAATTCGATTATTAATTTTAAAAGTTATTCTATGTTCACATACAGATTCATACAAATCACTGGTGCTTGGAAATGAATACAACGAGAACCCTTTTTTTTTATATATATTTACAATGGTTTGAGGTAGTTCCAACAATTTGTAGAATATATTGTCGTCATCAATTGATACAGGTATATAATTATTTACGGTCTCTTTACTTGGGAGTTTATGATTAAAGAAATCTTTAAAAACATCATAGACTTGTTCAAATACCAAATCTTTATGATATTCTTTGTAAACTGTTTTAGTGAAAAAATTAGTTAACTTTTTACATGGTTTAGTTTTTAAAAATTCAAATAATTTAATGAATTCAGTTTTAGGAAAACAAACATTATTATTGAATTTAAAAAGGATTTCAATAGAATCAATATCTAATGTCATATTTCTGAATAAATCACGCTGTTTATAGTTTTAATATGAACTCTTTTATATCAATTTTTAAAAATTGAATTTAAAAAGGATGTCAAAAATATTTATATATATGATCCTCAATGTCGAATCTTAGTTATAGATCATCGGTTATCAAATATCTTCGAGATTATGTACCTGAGCTAAACGATACTCAACATTTAGAATTGGAAAAAGGAATTTTTAATTGGACTATTTCATTTTCACAAGAAAAGAATATTGTTAAAACATGGGCTGATAAGCGTTTTGTAAACAGTTATATTAACAAAGCGAGGCATATCATCACATGTCTTGCAAATAATACTTATGCACATATGGATGATAGAAACAGTGTTTTAAATAGCATAAAAAATGGACAGATCAAATGTGAAACAATGGCATTAATGAAACCTCATGATATAATGCCTAATAAATGGAACGAATATCTTGAAAAAAAATTAAAAGCTGATAATACCATTATCAATAATCGACAGCATGCAAAAACCGATCAGTTTAAATGTTCAAAATGTAAAAAGAGAGAATGTAGTTACTTTGAATTACAGGTTAGAAGTGCAGATGAGAGTTCTACTATATTTATTACATGCTTAAACTGTGCCCATAGATGGAGAATCGGTTAAACTTATACATATTCTATCGGGAATACATTTTTCTACATGTATAACTACAAAAGCATTTATCCTGTATATAGTATCTATTCATACAATAAGATAATACTAAGGTACATGCGTGACATTTTTTTTTTGGAAAAAGACAATTGTTCTCAGGTTCATAAAAATCAGTCTCTACGTTATTTGTTACACTACTATCACTCATTTCATTAAAATTTGAAAAAAAAAACAAATTATACATTTTTAATAAAAAGATCGTGTTTAAATGAATTATGTTATAATTAAATCTTCAATGTTCCAATATTCTACAACATCATTCGGAAGAGTTCTCTTTACCATGAAAGGTATCTTTCTTGTCTCTAGTTCTTTATACACAATCTCTTTGATACCGTCACATAATTCTAATTGTTCTGAAGTTAACACACTTTTTGCACCTAGACTAAGCTGACTCAGTCGCAGTCCAATCATACTTGTTTTTTCATAAATTGAAAGAAAAGGCATGGTTTCGTTTTTATTCGGATCATGTTTTATAATGGTTTTTCCGATTATGTCAAATCTCATATTTTCTATTTTATAATTATCTTATTTTATTTATTTATCCAAAAATACTGACAAAATGTACAAAAGTATAGAAATTTAATGTTTTCATGATCATACTTTATATACATTACATCATTCTCTTCAGTTGATTTCTTTGTACATGAATTATTTGTACAATTCACATTTTTTACATGTGGAATTGTCAGATCATGAATTATATTGGGATTAATATATTGCAAATATTTACTTTGCATAGTATCACAATCATTCGACAAAATCTTTTTTGATTGCTGGCTATCTTTTATTTTTTTCTCAGAGCCACAGTTTTTACAATAATATACGAGATCTTGTACATCTTCATCATCCGTTTTTTCTTTAATGTAGTACATATTGCTACAAAACTCACAAAAATCCATATTGATTCTTATTTCTATTAAACTTTACTTATTTTTTAAAACTTTAAATTACTTAAATAAAAACAAATCAATTTTTTAAAACAACATGAATAATGAAAAACAAAGTGACGTTATAATCAATATTTTCTTTATTCATTATTCTAAACTAACAGCTCGTAAAAGTACTATGAATAAATTACAAAAAGCTTTTAATGATATTTTAAATATACATAGAAATTGGACAATCGATATTAAACAGGTCACTAAGTTTGATCCAGAAACTCTGACTACAGAATTTGTTAAAAGAATTTTTAACAATGAAGAAATAAAAGATGGTAACACATTTTACAATAAATATAAAATGAATGCACCCGGTAACCGATTTGTTTCGAATTCCTTGAAACATTTGGATGCATTTAATCATATTTCAAAATTTACACAACCAAATCATATTAATTTCATTTTCGAAGATGATGTCGTCTTCGATAATCAATTTGTTATTCTTCTTTCCGAGTTTATCGAAAGTAAAGTGTACAAAGACTATGATATGGTCTTCTTAGGAATGCCTGGTATCAAAGAAGAAACGACAACTTTAAACTCTAATGTTGACAGTATATATAAAGAGTTTTCAAAAATCGAAGTTAATGCTATAGATGAAAAAGACAAAATCATTCCATGTTGTGATTCGTATTTCATAACACAAGACTGTGCCAAAAGAATTATAGGAGATTATATTCCAATTCGGTTTCCAAATAATATTCAATTATCATATGTACTTGACAAATGTAACATTAAATGTGGTAAAACATTTCCTAATATTGTTGCAGATGGTTCAAAATTAGGTTTTTTCACAAGCAGTATAAGTTCTAACAATATCCTTTTGTTCAATAACTCATATAAATTTATTTACAAATTGTTAAACAAAACGGATCTCGAAGCATCGGATGGCGAAAATATCAAAACCCTTTTCGAACAAAATGTTTTTAAAGATAGTCCTGATTTTGTATTTTTGGAAGGACTGTTTTATATGCGAATTAAACAGTATAATAAATCTAAAGAACTTTTCGATAAAGCTATTCAAATGTATGAAGATCAACATGCACCACTTGATAATTCTTCAGCAATAATTCACAACTATATAGAACTTTGTCGACATAATCAGTAAAAAATTGATTTATATAAAATATATAACGTTTCATAAATATAATAACATTATGATTATTCCTGTAAAATGTTTTACTTGTGGAAAAGTAATTGGAGATAAGTATGAGTATTTTAAAAAAATAACTAAAGAATTGGAGAAAAACATTGATATTGATAAGATGACTATCGAAGATATAAATGTAAATGCATCTGATACTTATTTTGATTCATGTAAAAAGAGAGAACTTTTGGATAAGCTTAAACTTTTTAGAATATGTTGTAGAAGACACATGTTAGGACATGTTGATCTCATCGATATTATTTAAGATTCAATTCATTTTTAACATAACCTTTTTCCTGTTTTTTTTATCCCATCGTATTAATAAATATATATATTTAGTATGAATACTGACATTAATAACTCATATAATGATGTTATTGACATAATTGATAACAAAACTGATGATCGTTCTTATAATAGAGATTACGACTTACAAACAGAAGAAATATATCAAAAACTCATGAAAAAAGAGGAAAAGGTCCTTGATGTGTTAAATGATATTCATAAACATAAATATGAAACTACTTTACAGTTTTTTATGAATACTCCTATACATATAATTTTAAGAAAAATCATAGCCACAGGTGAAAACATTTATACTGAGCTTTACGATTCACACGATATATTGGATTTTGTTAAGGTTATAACCAAAAAGGAACGACTTATCTATACAGGAGTCATATTTGTTTTGATTGGGTTAGTACTTACAATTATATCACTCTAGTTTATGAAGCAAACAATTTGTAACGGAAAAATACCATAAAATAAAAAAATATCATAATAATAATGTTCTTGAAAAAGTGGACATCAAATTACATTCAAGAGATTCTTACAGTTGCTGTTCTTATTGTTTGTACTTATTCATCGATTTTTGTTAAACACAATCAGCTAATATATCTTGTATTATCTATTATTACAATACAGTGCGTACTCATTCTTACTAAAAGTCAAATGTTTAAAACAACAACAACAACAACAACAAAAACATCACCAATCGTTTCACAAAAAGACATAATTCATAATACAAAAGATTTACACAAATGGAATTGGTTAAAAAATGACAAACCGTTATTACAAATGTGTAAAAAAATAAATACCATACAAAAGTTCAACAAACCAATTTATCATGAAATTTGCAAAAAAGCGAACAATATTTCAAGAAAATATTACAAAGAAATATTTAAAACTGACAAAAATATTTATTCAAATTTAGACAAACATAAACAATGTATTCAATACCTAGAAGATACTGGATCGCAAATCACGGACTTATTAATGGAAACTGAATTTGGTACAACAAATAAAAAATATATGGATACATACAATATTCCAGGTATTATTACAAACTTTCAAAATATTATAAAAGAAAGGGTTAACCTATTGAAACATAAACGAGAGCTTTGTTAAACTTTTTTTTTTCTTAACATCATAATATTAAAAAAACTATGTTGAGTAATCACAACAATGACATTCTATTTTTACAAAAAGCATATGTTGGTAAGTATTTCAACAAAAAGTATGTGAATGAACTAATTCATATTTTAGAGCATGATTATATAAAATGGTTAAATACTGAAGGTAATACTTATTATATCGTAAATAAAGATGTAGATATGATTATATTTTTAATAACAAAAGAGCAATTCTTTCGTATTATTCGTTCAGCACTAATCTTAATGAATATTCATAAAGAAGAAAGACCACAAATTATCAATATTTTGAAAAATAAACATAATTTACAAAAAAAACAATTAATTACAGAAATTGAAAAATTACTACCATCATTTCTAACATATTTTGTTATATCATTGTATGCATATATTTGAATCTTATTACGCATTTGTAATTTTTTTCTTTTAAAACTGTAAAAATGTCTAATAAAGATTCTAAAAGAGGCGGTCTTTTATTACCTAATTCGTCATCGTTATTTCCAATGCTAAGAGCACAAACTAAAACAGTCTCCTTACCAACGCATTCCAGCAATTCAAATCCATATACTTCATCAGAGATAGATTTTGCAAGCAACATAAATAACGGTACTAATAAACTAGTATACCATAGACTTTACGATCCACCAACAGTTGGTGGTGGTTGTAAAAACAATTATTCTACAAAGCCCAAAACTAACAAACCAACTAAAAACCCCACTAAAAAACCCACTAAAAACCCCACTAAAAAACCCACTAAAAAACCCACTAAAAAACCCATCACCCAAAAAAATGTAATTTAATTTATTACGCTAAGTTAAAAAATGAATGTCCAGTTAGATTGGAAAATTATTGATTCATACTTTTCATCGAATATTAATACCAAATATATTTCACAACATCATATAAGTTCATACAATACTTTTACATCCACGAAACTTCCTTATATAATTAAAACTTTAAATCCATATGTCATTTTCAAAAACGATGAAAATGGTGTTAAATACACAATAAATGTTTACATTGGTGGTAGAGATGGTAATTCTATAAAGCAAACAAAACCATGTAATACCGATCATGTAAATAACAAGAACAATGTAATGTTACCTAATAATGCTAGACTAAAAGATTATTCCTATGCATCAAATTTATTAGTTGACATTGTAATTGATTACATAACACATAATAATGATGGTACACAAAGTTTACTAACATATGAACAGAAAGATTTACAAATTGGAAATATACCTGTAATGTTACATTCTGATTTATGTATATTAAAAAATATGAAAAGTCATGAAATGATTCAAATTGGCGAATGTCCGTATGATCAGGGAGGATACTTCATAATAGATGGTAAGGAAAAAGTGATCGTATCACAAGAGCGTGTATCAACTAATAAACTTTTTTTACAATCTCCTCAAGATAATGTTAGTAGCGAAACAATAGAAGACGATTTTAGTCATACAGGGATCATTCGGTGCACTTCTAAAGAAAATTCACTATTTCCAAAAACAATTAAATTTATGATATATCACAGTAAAGCATTATATGGAACTCGATTTAATGCTATTTGTATGAATGTCCCTAATATTTTTAAAGAACAAATCCCTATTTTTATTATTTTTAGAGCATTAGGTATCGAAAGTGATAAAGAAATTATAAGATATATTTTCCTAAAAGATGAAAACATAGAACCAAGATATATTAATTTTATTCGAAAATCTGTTCATGAAGGATCCATCGTAACTACACAACAAGAAGCACTGCAATATCTAGCAGGATATTGTAAATATAATGAAATTAATTTTGTTAAACACGTTCTTAAAACTGATGTATTTCCAAATGTAGGTCATAGCTTCAAAAACAAAGCAGTGTATCTTGGATATCTTGTTAACAAAATGATACTTTTCGCATTAAACGAATTATCTGATACCAATCGAGATAGTTATTTATATAAACGAGTTGATGTCAGTGGAATTCTCATGGGTAATGCATTTCGTGATGCATACAATCAATTCAGGAATCATGTTAAAAATAGAATTGATAGAGAATTCATTTATGGAAGTTGGAAAGATATGAACGAATTTAACACTATCATTACAAACTCTAAAGACTCCATCTTTGATAAAGAAATTATAACCTCTTTTATTAAAAAAAGCTTCAAAGGAAAATGGGGCATACGGGAATCAGAAGGAATCGTTCAAGATCTTAACAGACTCTCATTTATGGGATATATTTCTCATATTAGACGCGTAAATACACCCATGGACAGAAGTCTCAAATTAGTTACACCTCATCGACTCGACGCTTCACATTGGGGTTTTATGTGTCCGATTGAATCTCCAGATGGCGAAAATATTGGTTTGTTAAAACATATCGCAACATCTTGTCAAATTTCCGAAGAAGTTGACGATGAAGACTCAATAATTTCATTGTTAAAAACACATAATGTAACACTTGTACAAGATTTAATTCCCATTGAACTGTATGGTTTGACCAAAGTAATTCTTAATAATAACTGGATCGGTGTACATACTGATGCAAAGCAACTATTGGATATTTTTAAAGCGCTTAAACAATCAGGTCAAATTTCGTCACATTCATCAATTTCGTGGAATATTTTAGAAAACGAAATTGAATTATTTACTGATGCAGGTAGATGCGTACGACCACTCTATATTGCAACAGATGATATGCAAAAAAAAGCTTATGATATTGTTATCAATTTGAAAAAAACAGATCGATCTTCTGATATATGGAGTGCACTTATATCACATCCAAAATCGTCACTCAATAAAAGTACACGAACGACTGAAGTATCTCTTTCTCCTATTGAATTCGTAGATTGTGTTGAAATGAGTCGATCACATATTGCTATGAACCGTAATGATATAATAATTAACAAACCAAATAAGTACAATCATATAGAGATTCACCCATCTCTATGTCTTAGTTTAAACACTAATATTATTCCTCTTGCTCATCATAATCAATCTATCAGAAATGTTTTCTCCAATCAACAAGGTAAACAGGCCGTTGGTGTTTATGCTACAAATTTCAATCACAGAATAGATACTGCTAGTTATATGTTACATTACCCGCAAAAAGCGTTATTAACAACAAAATACGGCAAATATGCACATGTTGATAAAATGCCCAATGGTGAAAACATCATTATTGCTATTGCTACTTATACAGGTTATAATCAAGAAGATAGTGTAATTATAAACAAAAATTCTATGGCACGTGGTATGTTTAACAGTTCAATCTATAAATCACATATAGAATCTGAAGAATCAAATGAAATGAACGGCGAATATATCAACTTTGCAAATCCATTAAACTTGATGAAGAAAGGTGGTAATATCGATGTAAAATACGCAAAATGGGATAAAATAGATGAGAATGGTATACCTATCTTGAATAGATATATCACTGAAGACGATGCGTATGTCGGTAAAATAAAATCAACAATTATATCCAATGATACAGATGAAACAACCGAAAGAATTCGTAATTCAAATGGTACTGTATCAGCAGATACATCAACTGTATCTTATCAAGATAAATCAAGCATTGCTGGTTTTACAGATGGTGGTATGATTGACAATAGAATTATTTATAAAAAAAATGATGCAAAAAAAATAAAGATTAGATTTAGAAAATCTCGAGAACCTGTGTTAGGTGACAAGTTTGCTAGTAGACATGGTCAAAAAGGTGTAGTAGGAATGATAATCCCACAGGAAGATATGCCTTTTACAAAAGATGGAATCGTTCCTGATATGATCATTAATCCCCATGCTTTTCCCAGTAGAATGACCATCGCACATCTTTTCGAATCAGTATTGGCAAAATACTCATGTGTTCATGGTGACATTATAGATGGTACTACATTTGAAAATATCGATACTTCGTCTTATTTCGAATTTATGGGTAAAGAAGGGTATCATAAACATGGTGATGAAATTTTGTATAACGGATACACTGGTGAACAAATCAATACACATATTTTCTTTGGCCCTACTTATTATACCAGATTGAAACATATGGTGAATGAAAAAATGAACTATAGAGGAGGAGCCGATTCCGCTTCTGCACCCATAACAGGTATGACCAGACAACCTACACACGGAAGAGCTAATAAAGGTGGTCTACGTATTGGTGAAATGGAAACCAACGCATTACTAGCTCATGGAATAGGGTCCTTCATCAAAGAATCTATGATGGAAAGATCTGATAAATATAAATTTGCAATCGATAAAACTAATGGTATCATTGGTATTCCACACAAAGATGGCTACAGATCACCCTTTGATCCAAATGTTACAGAATTCACTAATGTTGAAACACCTTACGCATTCAAACTGCTCATACAAGAATTAGCTGCTATCGCAATTAAACCAAGTTTATTAACAGATTGTACACAGCAGGATGAAGAAAAAAACGACATCTCAGAAGACGCTCTGTTCTCAGATACGAACTCGGAAGACGATAATGATATAGACAACAATATTTAATTATAACACATACAAACTCATTTCATACAACTTTATGATAATAATAATAAAAATAAAATAACATCTAATAACCCTTCATTTATATCGTAATAATATATATCATATTATAGAGTTTACTGAATAGTACACCTTTTTTATCTTCTTTTGCTTTATATAATCGGCGCAAATTTTACAAGGATGTGAATACTTAAAATTCGAAAAAGGTCCGATCCTTACTACGTACATATCACACTTACTGAGATCCTTGTTCTTTACTTTTTTTATTGTCGATATTTCCGCATGAACACTAAAGCCGCATGCATAATGCTCTGTACTACATTCATCTTGAAAGTGAATCGGTGTTACATACGATGATAAATCAGTCTTGTATTGGACATTGTTATTTATTTTAAAATTATAACCACAACTTATAATCTCGTTTTTATACACAATTACACATCCATGTTTCTGTGTTAGAATCGATTTAGACGCTAAATATGCACATTTCTTTAAAAACTTTGCTTGGTTTATATCACATGTCTTTGATATGTCAACATCTTTTAAGTCGTAATTTGACCGATTTCGTGCCATTTTTTATATTATATTCATACCAAAGGTGTATTGTGTTATAAAATTAATTATTTCATAAACTAGTTTTTTTTTTCAATTTTTTATAACCCCTGAAAAAAACCCAACAATATTGCTACAAGTAGAGCTTTAACGTAAGGAATCCCAACAGAATATCTCGTATCGCCTAGTTTTATCAATATCAAATCGTTTACATATTCAGAATAGGCAATTAACACGATAATAAATATGATCAATATACTAGTGATATTTATTCTTTTTAAGTGACGAAATACACTATACAAACTATCTTTATTGATCATAGAACAACTCTCTGTTGGGGTTGTCGGACCTGTTTGATTACTATTTTCATTTGTAATTGTTTTTATGTTATTATCATTCAATGGTGTTGTAGTATTTACGGTAGTTTTGTTTTCCAAATCTTGTTTGAGAGACTCGATCTGCTGTTGCAAAGATAATATATTCTTATTTGTAAGTGTCTCTTGTTGTAACACCTCCTCTATATTTATATCATCATCGTCGTCATCATTCACGATTGGTTTACTGTTTTTTGACATATCGTTTGATTTATTTACTACATGTGAATGATTTTTGGGCAGTTGTGACAATGGCGTAGACTTTGACATATTTACAATACATTTAAGAAAATTTGATACATTATAAAAACGAGACTCTTAACATTTAGTTGCATACGGTGTATACTTATAACATTCTTCATTTATTCGGTACACATTTTTGTTCACCTCCTTTATGGGTGGACCTTTGATAATTACACATCTACCATTTTTACAAATCTTTTTGAAAAATGAAGCCATGCCTAACCCAATAATAACTGAAATAATTATCGAACCGTATTCCGTATCCATTATATGTGTTAACATAGTGTTAATGTTTTTTTGAATATAGTAAAGAATATAATTATATTTGTAGTTTTACAATTACACTAATGTATAATTTCATATTTTATCTTATTTTTTTAGTGTTTGAAAATTCTCCATTACAGGTTGATCTAATATGTTTGACTTAGAAACATTACAATTTACTGACTCATGTTTGTATTTATAACAATTATCATCTCCATCTCTGTATACCAATTTTTCAGTATTTAATGGAGATGGGAATTTATGAACGACAGAGGGAGGTGGAGTAATAATATATATATATCCAATACCAATACAAAACGATATGACCAAATAAAACAGATTCAGCTTTTCAAACATTTTATATACTACATATTTTTTATTCCATTAACTTGTTGCATAATTGAGCTTTAGATAGTTTCTTGTAATTACTTCCCGCTTTTGACTGCATAGATACATCTTTACTTATCATTTCGATTATATCCTCTCGACTCATATAGTACACTTTTGATCTTTTGCTACTTTCACATTCACTTTTGTTTGTAAATGGAAACCTGAACGTGTTTACATCACTTATTACTTCACTTTTAGTTTCGGTTACATTTTCATCATTTTCTGTTTTGTTAGAAGTGTTAGGTGATTCTAAGGTACCTATTATCTTTTTACACAAAGATTTTTTGGATAAATTCTTATATACATTTCCCAACTTGCGTTGAAGATTTTCATCCTCATTTACAATTTGGATTATCTGATCTCGACTCATGTAGTAATCCTTACTTCGTTTACTATCATTACATTCTTCAAGAGTATTAAACAAAAACTTTTTCATTTTCTTTTTATATGTAGGCGATTCAAACGCTTTGGTCGCAGTTTTTTTTAATATTTTCTTCGCCTTTTTATGAATTTTGTCTTCGTTGAGATCTTTTTTGTTGTTTTTTGAAGATGAAGGTGATGACGGTGGTGTACCATTTACAATATTATCGGACATCCCGATGTTAGGTAATTTCATAACGATCTCTGTAATACTGTTCATTTGATTTTCTAAATTTGTTCTTTCCTTCATTATATTGATTATGTTCTCATTGTGATCCAATTTGACATACTCTTGTATTAAATTTTCATATCTGATAGAATCTGATACATTGTTACGTAATTCGTCTAAACTGGACCCAAGAGAATCTTTCTCCATCTGAACTATTATGTTATTTTTCTCTATTTTCTTTTTTACTTCCTCTTTATGAAGCAAATAACACATCTTTATAGTATCACGTAATGCATATAATTTGTTAATTTTTTCTGTTAACTTCTCCAATGTACTTATCACACTATTTTGACTTAAAGAGTTTCCTAAATCATATAAACATTGTTTTTTTAACTTGTTGTAACTATACCATGTATTTACAATATCAGAAGTAACCTGTTCCATTAACAAATCGACCTTTTGATATATTGGTTTCTGTATTTTTACATTGGATTGTTTAAAACGAGCATAAATGGAATCCGCAGTGTTGTCTATTTCGTAATCTTCCTTTGCTATTTTCTTCTTTTTGTTAATTACAATATTATTTAACCTAATATACTCCTCATACATTTTAGTATATTTATCTATTATGTCGCTATTGTAATATTTTGTATTAGTTTTATAAAGCTCTTCGGCATCTATCATTTTCTATTATTTTACTATCATTTTTTTTTAGTTGAATATCATATCTATCAAACAAAAAATATAAAATGATAAGATTGATGAAACTGTTGTAAATACACCAAGTGAAAATATTGTATCTATCTTTGAACAACCAAATGATTTTACGGTATCATTGTTTTTAAACATTATACTTGGTTTACTCACATATACCAATATCATAAGTAATAGAAAAAAGGTTACACTATACAATATTCTTCCATTTACTCTTATCATCGAAGCTTCTTTATGATTATATATTAATATATATTTAATTTCTGTCAATAAAACAAACCATAATGAATTTATTACAACTCTTTTCTATTTTAGGTATTATATTCGGTGTTTCTATTTTAATTTGGTTTTTTACTTACACACATTCAAAAAGAAATATTGAAGCTTTTAACACTGTTGAAATAAATGTGGATATACCCTCTAATATCGGTTATACACCGTCACAATTTCAATTAGAATGTACACATGCTATAATTAAACCTACAGATTGTAAATTTACCAATATAATTAATTTCATGAAACATGTAGACACTTTTAATTTTGTCGGAGTAACTCCTTTTCCTACACACTTCTATGTTATTACAACAAATCATAGCACTATAACAATGGTTAAAGAAATACCGGAAAATAGCGTTATATATTATACAGATGAAACATCATTGTGTTTTATTCAACATCTCATGATCAAAGTTTACAAAAAAACACTAGAATCCTTCTCGTTTAAACAGATTTCTGAAAATATTGGTAATTATATTAATAACCATTGTAATTCATATGATATTAACAATAATATGTTCATCGATTTTTACACAAATCCTGATTCACATAAAAGCTTTTTTGTTTATGGTCTTAATTCACATTTTGATGAAAAATTATCCGATTACTACAATAACTACTTTGGTAATGGCAATCGAACTAAATATTTATTACTAACTGATAATGATCCCTACAAATTAAGCCTAATACAACATTCTTTTTTTAAAGCAAATAAAGATAATAATGAAATGATCAATCCCTATAGAATATCTATGGATGATATCATATATACAGACAAGAATATAGAAGAGGTTGACATAAATAAACTCATCGAAAATAATTATATTGACTTTAATCGCAGTCAAGTTTATATGGATGTATATAATTGTAATATCCCTGATGAGGTGGAAGCCAATATGCAAGCTTCGTCTCACGATGTTCGTATTATTGAACAAAACAAATATGAATTGAAAAAATATAGAAACAGCTGCGATAGTAGGTTTCCTAATAATGAAAACATGAATACAAATAAAACATATCTAAATTTACGATGTATAAATGGTAATAATATGTTTGTAGATATTATGTTCCCTTTTGCATTCGATTATGATATTAAATTGTCAGATTTGGATTTTAATAAATTAACAATATTTGGTGATACCTTCGATGGACAGATCCCAATTCATCCAATTAATAATAATAACAGATTTATCAATCGATATAAAGTTAATGTGAATCCTCATCATCATACTGTTGAATCTTTCATAGATGATATATATTACAATTCGGATATAATGAAAAACGAAAATAACAATGAAACATATACTGTTTTCACAAACTCAATTCCATTGGAATTTGATGAAACAAAATACAAAGTAGAGTGGATTCAAAACTTTAACACTATAACTTACTTTATAACTTCCGTTGATTATGAAGACGTGTACGCACAGTATACCCTTTCAGATAATACAAAAAAAATAGTCAGTCTTTTCGAAGGGGATCGTGTGTTCCTTAAACCGGAATATATTACAGATAGCAAATTAAGTATTTTTATAAGCAACAATATGCAATTAAACAATAAAAACTTTTATCACGGTACAGTTGTCAAAGGAACAAGCCTCAAATATAATAAAGAACAATATCAAAAACTTGTTATTAAAATGGTGGATATAAGAAAAAATCATGATATAAAAGGAGCCTGTTTCGACGAAAACTGGGAATCAAATAGCGACGAAATGACAGCGATACAAACAGAACAGGAATGCGAGTCAAACGACGAACGCAATTTAACATGGGATATTCCTTGCAAATTTAATTACGAATGTCCTTTCTATCAAAAAAATAAAAATTATGATAATCATCGAGGTGGATGTTTAAACAATGGATCTTGTGATATGCCTGTGGGGATTAGACACAGATCTTTCAAAAAATATGACGAATCTAAGTCTGAAGAAAACCATCCATTATGTTACAATTGTCCACCTAATACACTGGATTCAAAATGTTGCGCGGAACAAGAGTTAAGTGCTAACAATGATAAAAATTCACAATTTAAATCTAGTGATTACATGTTTATCGCAGATTATTCGGACAGAAAAAAACTTCTGTTCACATCTGACTCTTCGTGCAACAAAAATTCTCTAATGGTAAATAAATACTTGTAAAAATAAATCATGAAAAATGTTGTCATCATTTCAACATGTTTCATTGTGTTTTTATTCACATGTCTTACTGTTATTACCATTGTTATATGGCCTAAACCAGAATTTGTAGGTTGTTATCTTAAAAAACCGGATGTTTTTAAAGAACATTTTCAGTCAAATATTTGTTCAAAAACTAAAAATAAGATTGATTCTTTTCAAAATAATATATTTTGGGAAAATAAAAACACAGACTCAAATACTAACGAAAGTTCGAATAACGAAATAAAAAAACTCTTTCAAAAGTATCTTGTAACACCGAAATTAAATATGAAATCACTCACCATTAATAACGAGTGGAAAATATCTAATTTATTTTCATTTCACATGAAGAATATGATCAACAATTGGTTATTACAAAAAACAGATCTTAAAGGTTTTAAATGTCTGTCAGTAATTCCAAAATCAGTTTATCAAAATGTATCTAGAGAACCGAATGTGAATGTATCCTTTGAAGTCGAAACCATTATACATAGAGTATCAAAAAATATTGGTAAACATCTAATTATCAAAGGTGAAATACTTCAAAACGAATTACATATCAATTCTGTTAATATAGTCGGTTCAATTTTCAATGATAACTTATATTTTAATGGATTTAATAGCGATTTTAACAGTGTACACTCTCCTTATTTATCCGTATATGACTATTATGATTTTTAATTCGCATCATCATCATCGTTTTCCCCAGAATAATGTTCATATTCTGGATTATATCCATTCGTGTTTTCATAATCAGCATATAGATTTATATTCGTTGAAAATACATCAGTAAAATCAGATAGATCCATTTTACCAGACAACCCATTCTCTTCTAAGTTGATGTACAATAATCGTTCTGCATCACTCATTTTATCTTTTATATCAAACTTTTTCTGTTTGTCAATTTCACGCATTTGTTCTACATCGCTTTTATACACATTTGGTGTATCAATATCACGAAGCATACACGGTAGTTCCATTAATGATTGTAATATTAATCTACATAACATACGAACCTTGTTTTGTCCATTTTGTAAATTGTAAATGTATTCATACGTATCAGTTTCGGTTACATTATCTGGTACAATAGCATTTAATATGTTTTCCATAAATGAAACAATTATATACAACAAAAGCTTATCATTGTTGTTCTTTTCGTTGTTTACCTGTAATAAATAAACTGATTTTGGTGTCGGTATATTTTGTATTTGTTTTAATATCGTATTGTTTAAATTAATGTCTTCCACCAACGACACATGTTCCGCATTTTCTTTTTTATTACCGATTTCTTCCAGAAATAACTTGTCTTTTGGATTTTGTCTTAAATATTTCTTCAACAACGAAGATTTTACAAAATTCTGAATAAATGATTCTTCATTAAGATTATTTATTACTTTACTATGAGGGATGAACATTCTAGTTTCTATAAACTTTACAAGAGTATCTACAAACAAATACAAAGTACCACTATCAGTATCAGTATAATCTTGTAATATGTAAATATCGTATATTTTTTTAAAAATGTTGTCGAGTTCTTTCTTTTTTTCAGGCAACATAATTTGAAGCAGTTTTCTCAATTCGTTTAAATGATCTTCAACATAAAGCACAAAATTTGTCCAGGCGTTTTCTGTAAATTTTTGATTTACAAGTTTTTGTAATTCTACACAATATTTGCTATTATTTTTTCTTATGAATGTTTTGATACTTTCATTTAATGTGTATGAGATATTTTCATGTATTCTTTCAACTTTCTGTTTATCAGAAATAACAATAACATTTTCTTCAAATTTACTAGGATATGAATTACGAGTTATAACTAATTGCAATGGGTTCGTATTATCTGGTAGTTTGAATGTTACATTTGGTATTAGATTTTCAGATATTTTATGAATATTACAATCTAGTTTATTCATTTTGTTATTGGGTAAAAATTTTGAGATGGATGAAGAGTAATAATTCAATATTTGATCGGAATGGTCATTATCGTTAGATTCCATAAATTTTTCAAACGAGAGCTTTTCTTTCGACAATGTTTTACGCAACTCTGGTTTAAATTTTAAAATATGGTTAACCACACTGACTATCTTTTGCTTATTACGATCCTGATCACTTAATAAAGTATTGCTTTTGTACACAGTCTTTATCAAACATGCTAAATAACCGATCGTAGATTTGTTATTCGTTTTATCAAATGATGTTAACGGATAACCTTGTAAGGCAAAAAACTCCCTACATTTAGAATGTATTTTATATAACTCTATCTTACGACGGTTGATATTGATAAATATTAACATAAAAGATATCACTATAATAATTTTGGTGTATTCCAAATACATCAACTTATCCTTTTCACTTTTAAACATTTTAGAAAAGTCTTTTAGTTTTGGATTATTTTTTAAGACGGCTCTCTTCTTCTCTTCTAACAATAAACCTCCTATATAATGACTGTTTTTTTCAATATAGTCCTGCTCCTGTTTCGTAATTTTAATCATACCAAAATGATGTGAAATCTCAGATATATACATATTAATGGTTTTGAAATTAGAGTTGTTATTATTTTTATCTTCCTTTATGTCGTCTTTTTGATAAGTCCCAATTGACTCAAAATTTAATACTCTACTGTTTTCCAGATTACCAAAAGATTCCTCGAGAGTGGTCTCTTGTAAATTGCCAGAAAATTCTTCATTTAAAACTTTGTTAACATCTTTCAGAAAGGAAACATTTTTATATGATTGTGGTTTCAAATTTATTTTGTAAAAGTTCCATACATTTGTTGCAAATAAATTCATACTTTCTTCATTAATTGGTTGTGAATTTAACGATGTTCGCATCCAGGTAAGGGTAGACTCTAGTTGTTTTTGTTTTTTATTAAGCATCAGTTGTTTTTTCACTTGAAGCAAATCTTTGACTTGACTATAAAAATACTTCTCTGTAACTTGTGTATCCACACTATTTACAATACTTTTTAATTCGGATTCATACAAATTAATTTTTTTTATTAAATCATTTTTAGTCTCTTTGGAATTCGTAAATTTGGTTACCAAACCATGTTTTATAAAAGCCATAAAATGTGCCATTCCATTGTCAATGTTTCTATGTAACAAATGAATTCGATGTAATTCTGAATCTAAATGTTTAGTTTGGTTTTTTAACTCCCTGTAATATGATGCATCCATATATTTAAATTGTAAATTAGATGCACTTGAAAGACGATAGTTCTTGTAAGGTATTTTTATGAATCTGGATGCATTCAAATCTATCTCTTTATGTCTTGATATATTACTCTTCAAAATATCTAACACTTTCGATTGTAAAACTGGACCCGTGTCCCGTTCATAGTTATAATCATAATACTCTTTCGTAAATTCAGAAATTTCACTCAAGTTATAAAGGTCACGCATTTCGGTTCTTTGTAAATAAAAAAACTCATCGATGTTTGGTATTATTAGGTCCGATAACATCTGGAACCTGTCGTTGGTATTCCATTTATCTTTACTTGTGTCAAATATACATAAAATATCCTTTTCGAATATGTAGCGCTTCTCAAATTGTATATTGTTTTTCTTATTCAAAGAAAACCAGTTATCTTTTAGTTGTTTTAAATTGGTGTTAAAATACACTGTAGATTTGAATTTTCCTTTGTATAAAACAGGTTTGTCTACATTTATAGTTATAATTCCGTTTTCTGTTTCAGAAACTCTACCATTTACTTGTTTGGACTCTGAATACAAACAGAAATGTAAGGTAACAGTGTCTCCTACTTTAAGATTTAATATTTTATCAAAATACCGATCCACATTAACAATATGAAATGAATTAGGAGAAAACTTTGTATGACGCTTATTTCTACACGAAATAAAAAAACCTGTTATGTTTATATTCTTAGATATTGGTTTGTAAATTTCAAGATAATTTTCTGTTTTAATCGTATTTATTTGATTCAAAGATACATCCTTAATCCTTTTAAGAATTTGCGTATTCTTTAAATTGTGAATCTCTTCAGTCTCTGCATAATCAAATCGATAACACAGAGTATCTTTGTCTATAGTATTCTTTAAAAATTCATCATATCTATCCGGACAAACTCGAACGATCTCTCTATCTCGTAGTTCAAAAGAAGGTTTTGAATTTAGAGGATATAGAAACTGAACTATCTCAAGATAATCAGAGGCGAACTTTTTATAATCGTTTTTTAACAATTGCTTGAAATCTTCGAAATACTCTGTTCTATTCTTATAAAAATATTCACTAGATTTATCCGTCATATTATTCACAAGGCTTTCTGTGGAAAATTCTTTTTTTGCATTTACTACTGGAATTAACGAATTAAACATCGTAATCATCATATTGCTCTGATTAGAAGGATCCTCATTTAATAATTTAATAAAGTTTTGATTCTGAGTGGAGTTAAGAGGTGTTTTGTAAAAATCGTAAAGAGTATTTATTTCATGAGATGCTTGTTCGATAGAATAAGAAAATGGAGCGTTCTTATCCACACGAACTAATGTTATTTCATTCAAATCCGAAATCTCCTCAAATATAATTTCATCCTCCGCAATCATCGTCTCATAATAGTCTTGCTGTGTAGATGGTGTATCTTCTCTGACCGTCTCTATCATCTGAACAATAACAGGTTGTTGATTTAAAGGAATGATCTCTTTTTCTGTTTTTTTTTCACTTGCATTATCATCATCATTATCATCATCAGGTGATCCTTTATTATCATCATCATCATCATCAGGTGATCCTTCATTTTTTTCTGATGCTGTTGATGCCTTTGTTGATATTGATGCTGTTGATGCTGATATATGATCGACATATTCACGTCTTTTTGTCTTTCTATATGCTCTAATTATCTTATCAATCATACTTTTATCATCTTCAGTACTTAAAATATATGTGTATTTGTTATTCTTTTTAATTGCTATAGGTTCGAAATGAGTATCTTCTATATTAGAAATCAATATTGTATCACGATCAGGCATATAATCTGTAACTCTAGGATAAAACTCACCATCTTTCAAAATCACAATGTTGACCAACTTTAATAATTCTAAAAAAATTATGAAGCTTTCTTCAAGATATTCTGATGGGTCCTCTAATTTTGTGTGTATATATGTTTCGATATCCGGATATTCATCATGATCCAAAGTATCATACACATTTTTGAAAAAATCTTTTATACGTTTTCTGTATTTAGCATTTGACGATAAAGATTTTACAATTACCTTGACAAGTTCTTTTCTGTACCTCAATCCCTCCATATGTTTGTTTGAAACTGATAATTTACGATATTTAGATTCCATTAAATACAAAAAACTGTGAATTAAACACGTTCCGTCCCCATGAACACCAATTTTATATAAGTTTTTTAGATACTTGTTTTCATAAACCTTTTCTGTATCGACATCTAATATTGTCATTTTTGAATGTTTATCTTTATTACCATTAGTTTCGTTAACATTTGACATTTTAATGTAATACAATATAAATTTTATAGTTTTCACATTACATGAGCGATTTCTATTTTGATGTGAAAGTAATTACTTGTAATAAATTGAATTGATAAATAACATAAGTTCATGAAATAACACAATTTTATTATTTTAATAAACTTTAATTTAAAATAAAAAAAATAAAAAAATAAAATTACCTATCATGGTAAATTGTAATCATTTACATAAAAAGTATCGCATCCATCCATTTATTTTGAAACAAATGTGTTCCATTCATTATTTAATGAAAACAGTTCAGCTTTGATAGAAGTGAAACTTTTGATTAAGAATTCATTGAGCTGTCTTTTGGATATTTCATTGTCAAATTTAAGTTTGAGTAAAAACATCTCCTCCAACGGATGTGGTACACAATATCCAGCGTACGATACATCATATTGATCCTTTAATTCTTTATCACGGACGTAGTGATTCATTATAAAAGATTGCACTAAGTTCCCAATGGTATGTGTAAATCCTCTGAACATGACAGTGTAAAAGTTGGGCATATCGCTTATAGTACTTACCTCTACAATTGATGAATCGTCACCTTTTGCGAATTCTACTATAAGATTTTCAATATGTGTAATGATAACATTACAGCCTATATCAAATACTTCATACGGTGACATTTCTGATTCAACTTCTAATGAAAAGGTTACTTGATCAGGTTCTCCATATTTATTTTTCAAAAAATATTTGTATTTATCTAATGTGTCAAATTCTTTTTCGAATTCTTTTACATTACTATTAGACAAACCTTTTGTTTTTTCTTTCAATGCTTTTGTAATAGCAGAATTGTCCAAAGTGTTGAAATAAGAGCACTGACTGATACTATTCCAACATATACAGTTTTTTGCAGTTCCTTTTCGAGCAATACATGTCAATTTGATTTCAGTTCCTTTTTCAAGGCTTTCAAAATTAGGTTTGAGTTTAGTCAATAAAATATGATCTTTAGTTATGTCATCTTTTGGAAAAATACGATTTATAAAAGATTCTGGCATTTTCTCATTCGTTTTATTATTTAAAATTACGAAATCTTCTGTTGTAACATTCATAATTTGACCAGTTTTATTCTTCTTATTTAAAATGAAAGTGTAATCTGAATCTTTCCAGTTTTCTATTTCATTTTTTGTGAAATGTAATGGAACAAGACTAAGTCTATGTGCCAAAAATTCGTTATGAAGTGGACTATCATTTACTTCAATATTAATATCATTTTCTACGAAGTGGTCTTTTAGTTTAAAATAAAAGCCAACTGAAGGAATGTCGGTAAGTATAATTCGCCGAATAGAATTTACCAAACTAATATCTACATTACGAATGTCGAAAATTATAGCATTCTTCTCTGGTGTTTTTAAATTCAAAAAATGCATGTTTGTTAATGTAATGTTATTTAATTTAAGAGATAAAAACGGTAGGACTTAAATCAATTTTTTATAGTATTTCAAATGAATAGATAACTTCATTATTTGGTTTTAAAGAAAATCTATTTACTTTTTGTTTACAGTTTTTATCGTAAACCCTGTATTTTCAAAGTTTAATTTAAAATTTAAGAACGAGTTTTGGCTTGAAGTACAAGAATATACTTATATATTATGAGCAAAATGGATTACAATTAAATAGACGCATACGTTCTATTAACTGATATGTATTTATTTATAACAATTACCTCTTGAAAAAACCATTTTTGTTTGTCATATTCTTTAAAAAAATGAATATATAATAATGCATATGCTTTTTCGTATAATTTACAGGTTTAAAAAGATACTAATAAAAAAAACAAAATGTCTAAACCTTTAATATTCATAAGTGGATATTGTGAGTATTGTAAAGAATTAATGACGAACTTAATGAAGAACAATATACAAAGCAAATTTGATTATGTGAATGTGGACGAAGGTAAAGAGATACCTTTGTTTGTAGATCGTGTTCCTTTAATGTATTTCGACAAAAAGATTTTGTTTGAAGATGGTTTGTTTGAATATATAGAAAAACTAAAAAATACTTTGTTAAAAAAAGATGACCAAATCAAACCGTTTATGATCGGTGAAATGAGTAACAACTCTTTATCAGATCCGTACTCCTATTTGGGAGAAAGTAATGAGAGTAAAAATGAATCCACATTTGAAAAAAACTATGGTCATATTGGTATGGATGACCAAAAGATATATACCCCCGAAGAAGACAATGTCAAAGAAAGGAATCAGTCCTCTTTAGAAGAACTCATTTCAAGGCGGCAAAATGATATTAAATATTAATTGAAAATTATTTATAGAACTACTATATGTTTACAATAAAATACTATTATCTTATTTAAACATGGAACTAGATACAAACACTAAGTGGGTATCGTGTTTTAACTCAAGATTGGATGAATTTCTTAAAGATTTGATCTCATCTTATCCTAATGATAAAGATTTTTTGATGTTTAAACAAAGTTTCAATATGATTAAACTTGTTGATGATTCGAAGCCAGCCTATTTGTTCAAAATTTACACTATGAGGTATGTAGATCAAATATATAAAAACGATGAGAAGTTTTTTTTGGATCATGATTTCAAAGATGAATTAACCAGTTCAGATAATAATAACTTTTCCAGTGAAATGTTAGTCAAGCTAAAAAGTTATTGGAAAACAATGAGCGATGAGAACAAAGCAGTAATATGGAAATATCTTAATTTGCTTTGTAAAATTAATATTAAAATCCAATAAAATATGCATTTAAAGATTTTATTCATAATTAAATAACAAACTGTGTCATGAATGAATCATTGTTGAAAAAAAAAATAGAATATGTATTTAATAAAATAACACTCAATTTTATTAAAGAAGTAAAAGATAAGGATTCTGAAGTAAAAAAGAAAATCAAAGAAACTTACGGTATATTTGATAAATATTCGGATAGTCATATTTTGAAATTCATTGATGCTTTTTATAAAACTGAAGCAAATATCAAGTTGTTAAAAATACCATATGAAAATACCGATATATTCCAAGAAAATAGTTCTGTTCTATCTCTGAATGTTCTTCAGAATATTACTGTTAATGAGATTTTAAGTGTCGTTGAGCAAAATGAAAAAGAGATTGTTAAATGTTATTTATATATGCTATTCATGTTCTCATTTTTGTATAGAGAAGTATGTCTCGTATTAGATACAAATGCCACATTTGAGGATGAATCGACAGAGAGTCGAGATAAAATTAAATCAATCGAATTAATGTTTAACAAATCAATTCTATTGATTCAAAATACTGAAACATTTGATATGAACACAGATACTGATGAGATTGTTGATGATGATTTTAAAATACTATTAGAAAACATTTATCACACTAAAAAGAATATTCAAAATATTAATATACATTATGATATAGACGAATATGAGAAAGAAACAATAAAAAATGAAAACAACGGATTTGAAAGTGCATTTGACTTTTTACATAATAGTAAAATCGGTAAACTTGCAAAAGAAATCTCACAAGATATTGATGTTACCAACTTGAATATTGAAAATCCACAAGACCTGTTAAATATGGAGACACTGTTCTCAGGAAAAAACAATGCATTAAGTGACATTATTGGAAAAGTTGGTGGTAAAATAACAAAAAAGATACAATCAGGTGAAATAAAACAAGATGAACTGATACAGGAAGCTATGTCGATGATGTCTAAACTCAACGGGGACAATTCATTTATGAATGATATGATGACTAATATGATGAAAAACGGTATGGGTGGTGGTATGGGTGGTGGTATGAATGATATGATGACTAATATGATGAAAAACGGTATGGGTGGAATGGGTGGAATGGATGGAATGGATGGAATGGATGGAATGAATGATATTATGAAAAATGTAATGGGTGGTGAAGGAAACGACAATCGTAAATCAAAGAAACTGGCAAAATTAAGAAAACGTCTTGAAGATAAACAAAATAAGTAAAATGTAAAATGTAAAATGTAAAATGTAAAATCTAAAAAACATATATAGTATAAATTTTTTATGTATTGTAAATAAATATAAATAGATATACATTATGGTTGATGATATATGGTACAATGACATTTCAAAATTATTTCAAA